TAACCGACCGGTCAAGGTCCACCCCCTGGGGGGAACCCCCCTACCCCCTCCGAGCTGCGACGATGCGTCACACAGCAAACACTCATGCGATGCGATGCGATGCGGTCTCGACACGCAACCGCGTGTCAGCAAACCCTCGATGCGATGCGATACCCCGGTCCACCAGCAGCGATGCGAAGTGCCGGCTATCCTGGCCGCATGCAACCGCATGCGCTGATCAGCAGCGATGCACCGGGCAACCGGTGCGATAGTGAGCAGCCTATGCGGGACATAGGGACACACCAGACCAGGCCGCGACCAGCGGCCACACCAGCGGCCACCAGGCCGCCACCAGGCCGCCACAGCGGCCACCAGGGCACTACACCGGGCACGTAGTGAGCAGCCTATGCACCGGGCACCGTGGCCCGATGACCAGCGAGAACAGCACCGGCCAGGAGGCCGAAACCACCTCCGACCTGCAGCGATGCCACTCGACTTGACACCCACCGCGCCGTGGTGTCTAATTGGGTCATCGGCAAGCAAGACCAGCCGATAGGCGCAAGTCGCCGGTACCGGTGAAAATCCGGACTTGACACCCACCAGGGCGTCGGGTACAGTGAGAATCACACAACTTCAGAGCGGTTCGGAGTCATCCGAGTGGGCCTTATGCCAGCGGCCTAATGAGCGCGTAGTTGCAATAGCGACCAGCTCGGAACTTGACACCCACCGAGCCACCTGATAGAGTGTGAATCACACCAGCAAGACCCAGAACCTTGAGAACTAAATAGCGGCGCGGCCTCGCAAGAGGTCTCGGGTGAGTATGGCGGATAAGGACGATCCCCCGCGTACTTCGCACACTCGGAGCATTCCCCCTAAACGCAATCCGGTCGGTCGACTGAGCATTTGGAGGCAGTCGGACGTGAGTTCGGTAACCGTGGCAAGGGATAATGCGATTGGCCAATTCGACTGAGTTCGGCATATGTGCTCTGAGGTTTGATTCCTCAGGAATGGTCAAGGGCAGGCACTGGCGGCATAGCGCGAGGGTTCGACTCCCTCTCTGCCCACTTTTGATCTCAGACTTGACATCCACCGAAGGGGTGCGACATGCACGAACACCGCGAGGTACGGGTTACCGCTCGCAAGAGCATCCGACAGGACTTCATCGCTCCAGACTTGAGCCCGGTTCGCCTGATCGACCGGGAGCTTGAGAAAGGTCTCAAGGGCTGGACTGACTTCGACGTGAAGATCGAGCAGGAAGGCAACGCGAAGCCCAAGGGGCTCGCAGAGCGTCAGCTCGAAGAGTTGAGCGTCGGGACCAGAATCCGCAGGTCGCCGGCTCCCCGCCAGGGGAGGGTTGTGTCTCCGACCGGACCATCGGCTCACTTCAAAGCAATGCAGGCACGGGCATCTCGCCTGTCCTGAACTTGACATCCACCGAAGGGATAGACATGAGCGACCAGAAGCGTGTGTACATCGACGGCCGGATCTACGTTGCCCGAGGCAACGGCTACGTCCGGGTCAAGTGATGTGGGAGATCGCCGACAGGTTCGGCAACAGCGAGCTTCTGACCTCTGAGGCAGAGGTGTGGGACAACGCAGCCTCCATCGCTGAGGACTGCGAACTAGATACCGACGGCACCTTCGACATCGTCGGCACCGAGATCATCGTCGGCCTGATGGACGCCCTCAAGGGATCTGCAGTCGTCGGCACCGTAGTCAAGATCGGAGAGTAGGCGTGACGACACGAGTAGAGACCGCCCTGGCCAGCTTTGGGCCTGCGGTCATCGCAGGGCTCGAGGGATCGACCGACGTGCGACGAGCGCGTGAGGTGTGGGCTGAGCTTCGGGAGCGCGTTGGCTACAAGCGTTCGGCCGCAGCTCTTCTGACCAGCGGCGCGTCACAGCAGAAGCTGTCGAAGAACAGCCTGCCCAGCTTCGGGCTCATGCTCACCCCTGAGCGAGGTCTGATGGCGGCAAGCCTTCGGGACGTGCGGGATGCGTTCGGGTTGACCGGAGCGTTCAACCTGTGCCCGATGGCGTCGAAGGGATGCGCTGCAGCGTGCCTGTCACGCTCGGGACAGTCAGGCATGCCTGCCCAGCAGCGTGCTCAAGCTGTGAGGACCGCGTTCCTGCTCTCACATCCTGTCGAGGCAGGGTTGATCATCGGAGCTGAGATCCGCACCGCGCTTCGTAGGCATGGCCGAATCAACCTGCGGCTCAACACGACCAGCGACATCCGCTGGGAGCTGATCGCACCAGACATGGTGACGAAACTGTCAGGTGCCGGCGTGCTCATGTACGACTACACCGCGTGGTCGCCGAGCGATCGCGGTGAGTCTTCGGACTACAGCCTGACCTACTCCGCGAAGGAACCGTCGCACACCAGCGATGAGTACCTGCAAGGCATCCTCGCCAACGGCGGCAACGTCGCGATGCCGTTCGACACGGCACGCGGCAAGGCTCTGCCCGAGACGTGGCAAGGCTTCCGAGTGATCGACGGCGACAAGAGCGATGAGCGCCGCAACGATCCGCGAGGCGTGGTCGTCGGCCTGCGGGCCAAGGGCCACGAATGGAAGAAAGACAACAGCGCGGGTTTCATCAGGCCCTCAGCTTGACATCCACCGAGAGGAAAGCCATGTCCAAGAAAGCAATGATCACGCACCTGATGGCGCACAGCACGACCTATGCGAAGGACGCCCTGTACTGGGGCGAGCGTGGTCAGCACGCCGAGGCGCGGTTCGCGATGGGCAAGTCAGAAGCGTTCGCCACGGCCGCGTCGTGGCTCCAAGAGATGGAGGGCTGAGCATGACCACGACCGAGACACGACCGCTGCACGTCATCGCCGATGACATCCGCCGCACCTGGCCGAAGATGTACTTCGGTGCCCAACCGTATTGGCAAGCCATGCGGGATCTCTCATCGATCAACGACAGCTATGGCTGCGACAGCGCCAAGAGCATCGTCCTCTACTTCCTCAGCAACGCGTCGACATGGCGCGGCGAGGATGCCCGCCGGATCAAGGCCGAACTGAAAGCGATGGTCAAGTGATGTACGAGCTGCTGGTCACCAGGGTAGGCACCGACAAGAGCGTGACCGAGAAGGCAACGCGCCCTGTGGTTCTCATCGATCACCTCGAATCGGCCGCAGGCCGAGCAGGGATGGAGGTCGTCCACATCCGAGACAACGTGCAGGGAGACGTGCTCAAGGACGGGCAGATCGTCGCTGAGTGGTCGGTGACTGTCGAGTGAACGTCGACCTCATGGTGTCGATGCGAAAGACACGACGCCACCAGCGATCTGCGTGGTACCCGCCACGCCCCACACCAAGACCGAAGGAATCGAAGTGACCCCCAAGCCGATCCGAGTGTTCGTCTACCTGAACCTCCACCAGACACGCAAGAACGGCAAGCCGTGGTACTCGTGCAAGGCGCTTGAGGGTGACTTCAAGGGTCGAGTCATCCACCGCAGCGGTGACGTGCTCCTGGCCAACGCGGTCGGCCGCGTGTCCGAGGTCGGGAGGCAACGCGTGCTCCGCGAGAAGGTGAAGAACGTCCACGCAGGCATGGTCGGAGAGCTGATCTCCCTTCTGCCGCAAGACTTCGTCGGCCAGAAGATCACCTACAACCCCTACAAGTACGACCGGTTCGTGCATGCCTTCTCGGAGGCTCCGTTCGAAGGGGCTGACCGCGTCTACCTCAGCGAGAACGGCGTGCGCGCCGCTTGACATCCACCCAACTTGACATACACCGAAGGAATGACATGCCAAGGCTTCTCGACCTGTTCTGCGGCGCTGGCGGCGCTGGTATGGGCTACCGCCGCGCAGGCTTCGAGGTCGTCGGAGTAGACATCGCTCAGCGCGACAGCTACCCGTTCGAGTTCCACCAGGGGGACGCGCTTGAGTTCCTGAAGGAACACGGCCACGAGTTCGACGCGATCCACGCGAGCCCGCCGTGCCAGAGGTACAGCGCACTCACGACCGGCACGCACAGCTACCGAGAGAACACCTTCCCGGACCTGCTGCCGCCAACGCGAGAAGCGTTGGACGCCACTGGAAAGCCCTACATCATCGAGAACGTCGTCGGCGCTCCGATCCGCGAAGACTTGACGCTCTGCGGGCTGATGTTCGGCCTGCGTGTCTTCCGGCACCGGCACTTCGAGGTGTCAGGCTTCTGGGCCCCACGGCCCGAGCATCCCTCGCACAAGGGACACCGGGTCGCCGGATGGAGGCACGGCGTCAAGTACGAGGGCGACATGGTCGCGGTCTACGGCCACGGCGGCGGCAAGGGATCGCTCGCCGAGTGGAAAGACGCGATGGACATCCACTGGACGAACGTCCGCAAGGAGATCGCAGAAGCTATCCCGCCTGCGTTCACCGAGTACATCGGCCACGCGCTGCTCCCGCAGCTCGACCGTGTGCCCTGCACCCGAGGGGAGGTGCAGTGATCGAAGACCCGATCGAGATCGCCAAAAGGCTTCTCGCAGACAACAACTGGAGGGAAGAAGAATGATCCGACTCATCATCGCTGGCCTGCTCATCCTGGGCATCGCTCAGGCCGAGGCAACGATCGCCAACGCAGACACGGTCAACCTGACCGAGCTTCGAACGGTCGACGGCCAGGACTACCCGGTCTGTAGCGAAGAGGACTGCTCAGACCAGCCCGGACAGATCGGCCTGTGGCTCGACAAAGACACCGGCAACTGGTGGCTCTCGCTCGGTGAGCAGAGCTACCTCGTCGTGGACGACACCGCGCACTGACGAAGGGATAAAGACGTGACCGACCGTGGCCGCGAGCACGCGGAGCGCCGCGCAGCTCAGGCTGCGGCGGCACGCAAGCACAAGAACCGCAAGCGAGCAATGAAGCTGCCCGGCAAGGGCTCTCGATCGAACTGGAAGAAGGACAAGGCGTGACCGCGATGCTGACCCGAACGATGACCATCACGCAGGCCCGAGAGATCACGCAGGACATGCTCCTCGAGCACGGTCTCGCAGCGTTCGGATGGAAGTTCGGACTCGACCACGCGAAGCGTCGGGCAGGCTGCTGCAACTACCGCACCAAGACGGTCTCGCTGTCGAGGTATCTGCTGGCTCAGCGGTCCTACGAGGATTCGCTGAACACGATCACCCATGAGATCGCTCACGCTCTCACGCCAGGGCATCACCACGACGCTGTGTGGGCTCGCAAGCACCGCGAGCTGGGCGGTGACGGGAAGCGTTGCTACGAGAGGGATGACGTAGACCTCAACGCCCCGTGGATCGGCACCTGTGCCAAGGGCAAGCAGTACGCCCGCTACCGCCAACCCAAGAGGCTCGAGGGATGGCAGTGCAAGTGCGGCAACGGACCTCGTCACTCGCTCACCTGGGCGAGGAATCGATGAGCAACATCCACCGCGAGGACTGGTACCTCGGCGTTGACGACGAGTTCAACGTCGGGGATCCGCCCGAGAAGACACCGCGCTGGTTGAAGAACGCGATCGACGGCCCGGAGTACTACAAGGACCGAAAGTTCCAGAGACGGAGGAACACTCGATGAAGGCTCGATACATACTCGCCGGCCTCTGCGGGGCCATCGTGCTGGGCAACGCCCCCGCGATCATCTCCGAAGAGTTCGCGCCCAAGGCTTCGGCTGATGTGTCAGCACAGTGCTGGGCGCACCTCGCGGAGATCCCTCCGGGTGAGACACCGGCAGGAGATGTCCGGTACCACCGGCTCAAGGGTGAGTTCTCGCCCTGCACCGAGCAGGAAGCTACCGAGGCCAGCCAATCGTCAAGTGACGGTTCGAAGGACAAGGACCGCGACAAGAAGTCACGCCACTGCCGGAAGCATTGGTACTGCTGATGGATCACGAAGGCTACGTGATGGTCCCGCATCGGGGCGAGGTCTTCGAGTGCTCAGTTCGCTACTGGCCCTACAAGATCGAGGTCACCACGGTCAAGGCACCGGGGTGGAAGAAGGCACACCGCAAGGCCGCGAAGCGCGAAGGCTTCCCGGTCCTGTGGATCACTCACATCGAGCACGACCCTCCCAGCAAGGGAGGTGTCGTCACAACAACCTGGGAGAACTGATGGACCCCGACGTACTCCTCGACAAGATCCGAGCCCTGATCGAGAAAGGCGAGTGGATGGAGGCCACCGACCTGTTCGAAGACCTAGACGACTGGCTGAGCCGTGGAGGCTTCCTGCCTGCCGATTGGAGAGCTGCCTGATGAACCTGCAAGACATCCACCGCATCGCAGAGAGCCCGAAGCACGGCCGCGAGCCCGGAGACAACAGCTTCAACGTCTCGTGGGCTGCCGTCGCGGTCAGCGCCTACGTCAAGGTGATCGGCGGCGAGGACGAAGAGGTAGCCATCGCGATCGAGGATCTGCTGGGTGACCTGATGCACCTGGCCGACGCCGCAGGCGTCGACTTCGATGAAGCGTTGAACAAGGCCGAATACAACTACGACGCCGAGATAGCGGGGGAGTGATGTTCGAGGTAGGCGACGAGGTAGTCGACAAGCTCCTCTACGAGGAAGGCTTTGCTGCCATCGGGATCGTGAAGGACTTGGTCCTGTTGAACTACAACGCGTGCGCGGTGGTCGAGTGGCCTGACGGCCAGGTTGAGAACGTCCCCTTAAACGAGCTACAAGCTGTGAGCGAAACTGAAAAGGAGCTGTGAACGATGTACGTGGACGATGACGACGACCTCGAAGAGCTGCAGTCGCTCCTAGCTGACGCACAGGATCGGCTCGAGCAGGCGCGTGAGGGGTCGCCTGCCCACGAGCAGGCCGGATGGGACATCGAAGACATCGAGGGACGCATCGATGAGCTATCTATGCAGGGTAAGGAGGTCGTATAGAAACCGGTTTGCTACCTGTCGGTAGAGGGAGCTAGGTTGACGACTGCGTAAGGGTGAGCCGAAGCATTACCAGGTAGCCCTGGTGACGGCCACTACGTGTCGGGGCCACAATCGAATATGGCAACGTCGCATTTCAGGGAATGAGAGTTAGACTTGACAGGCACCAGCATGTCCCCGTGACACCCACCGGGACACCGAACCTCTCTCATGGAGGAAAACATGAGCGGCAAAATCACGATCCGACCGAAGGCAAAAGCCACGGCTCGGCAGGCACTGACCCTCAGTGACATTGAGGATCTTCGCAGGAAGGGGTACAACCAGAGCCAAATCGCAGACATGTATGGCGTCACCCGCCAGGCAGTCTCGTGGCAGAAGAAGACCTACGGAGGGCGTTTGACCACCCGTCAGATCGTCCAAGAGGCGTGGCCGTTCGAAACCCATATGCCGCATGACAAGTCGAAGGCTTATCAGCGGCTGAGGGACCACGGCGAGTACATGCGCGTAGGTAGCTTCAAGACGCTGTCCGAGGACAAGCGCAAGCGACTGCTGTCCTGGTGGAGGAAGCTCCGCGACGAGAACGTCGTGCTCGAATTCGACCCGAACATCGAGCCCTACCCCGGCATGGCCGGTGGAGGTTTCAGGTACGTCCCCCGCGAGGAACGGGACGACGATCTCCTGATCCGGGTCAATGACCACACAAAGCTCACCGAGGAAGGAGAAATGATTTGGTGCTGGCCACCAGACATCGATTCGCTCCTCGAGTGAGTTCTGGCTATTTCTAGGAGAAAAATCGATGCCGCTCGCAGCGCATGCCGTGCCCCTGGCGCACTTCGTCCAGCAGTTCGTGGGCGCTGTCTACAGACATCCTGAGATGGTCGCGTACCGACCAGGGTGGTTGTGGGCCGCGAAGTGCAAGGCTTGGATGGTCGACGATCCCGCCCAGATCGTCACCATCTTGGCGGTCTACCGTAGCGTCCTGGTCACAGACCTGAAGCCGATGTACCGGCCGGTCACCAATCTGGTCTGCAACGCCGAAGCCATAGACGTTCTGGCGCAAGGAGTTCGCGACGACGAGACGCGGTTCATGCACGGTAGAGGGGAGTTCAAAGTCATGAGGCTCCGACCGGCTGACTACACACCGTCGCCGATGTGCCCGCCTCTCGAAGAGATGAAACGAGTCGCACAAGCAGAAGCAGAGAGGTTGGTGAGGCTATGACGTTGGCACAGAAGCCATTACCGCTGCGCTCAGTGAGCCAGCTCAATCAGTACACGCGCTGCCCGATGGCCTACAAGCTGGCCAGGATCGACAAGGTGTGGCCGAGGCCGGCCGCGTGGCTGCCGCAGGGTACTGCGTTCCACACCGTCGCGGAAGTAATCGAGAAGGCCCTGGCCGAGGGCCGAGAGGTGAGTCTCGAACGGGCACAAGAGATCTTCCGCGAGGAGTACGCCAAGGACATAGGGGAGCTGTGCGCTGAGACGCCCAACTTCGACTGGTGGTTCCACAGCGGACCCTACAACGGCGAGCGAGACATCGAGCGCCGCTTCGAGATAGGGCAGGAACAGGTCGCGAAGTTCCTCGCTTGGCGGCAGGAGAAGGGCCAGACGATCTGGGTCACTCCCGATGGCAAGCCCGCGATCGAGCTGTCGTTCAACATCGAGCTGGACGGCATCAAGGTACGGGGCTACATCGACGCGGTCGTCGTGGTCAACGGCAAGCCTCGAGTTCGGGACTACAAGACGGGCAACAAGCCCGGAGACGACTTCCAGCTCGGCGTCTACGCGCTCGCGATCGAGATCCTCTACGGAGTCAAGGTCGACACCGGTGACTACTTCATGGCCGGGAAGAAGGGCAAGAAGCCGGTCGTCACCGACCCCTACGACCTGACCGAGTGGACGCGGGAGAAGATCACCGAGAGGTTCCACGAGGTCGAGGCGAAGATCCAGGCAGGAGACTTCGAGGCGCTCCCGGAGGCCGACAAGTGCAACTTCTGCGACGTGAGCTATCACTGCCCCGTTTTCCAGTAGTCGAACTTGACACCCACCAAAGGACGCGTATCTAGATAGGCAGGCATGAAGGAGTACAGAAAAAGGCTCGAGCCGATCGATTCCGATTCGAGCTACACCTACGTCGAGATGGGCCCGAAGCCTGACATGCCCCCGTGGCATGAGCAGGCCCACCCGTCGCGCTTCCCCTTCCCGAACAACGACGCCGCGCTCCGGTTCGCCCGGACGCACGCCGAGCCTGGCCGCGAGGTAGTGATCGCGTACCCGGACGGCAGACGTTGGGATGGGCAGAAATGGGTCGCGTGACAACTTGACATCCACCGAGAAGAGAGAGAAGAGAGAGATGAGCACGATCGAGAAGTTCCAGTTCCAGAACGTCCCCAGCGCCGAAGAGGGCGGTCTGGTCGTCAACGCGGAGGTCCGCGTCGTGAGCATCGACGGCGAGCCGTGGTTCGTCGCGGCCGACGTGTGCCGAGCGTTGGGCATCGTCAACCCGTCGCAGGCGGTCGCCAGGCTGGACGACGACGAGAGGGCTATGTCAGACATAGGGCTGCCGATGTCGGTCAACGTCGTCAACGAGGGCGGGCTCTACTCGCTGATCCTGCGTAGCGACAAGCCGCAGGCGAAGGCGTTCAAGCGGTGGGTCACCCACGAGGTTCTGCCGACGATCCGCAAGACCGGAGGCTACGTGGCCCCCGAGCTGGATCTGACCGACCCGGACATCGCTCTGGCGAAGCTGATCGAGATCGCCAAGGTCGCTCAGGAGGCGCGGGCCAAGGCCGCGTTCCTCGAAAACAAGATCGCAGTCGACGCTCCGAAGGTTCGGGCTGCCGAGGAGTTCTTCGACACCGAGGGGCTGTACTCGCTGCGCGACAGCGCCCGCAAGCTGGGCATCCCGCCGTTCACGTTCAACGACATCCTGCGCTCGTGGAACTGGATCGATGAGAAAGGTACGGCCGCAAAGGCTTACGCCGTCTCGATGGGCTACGCCGAGAACCGGATCTACATCCACCCCGGTTCGGGTGCAGCGACCACGCAGGGTCGCCTCACCAACAAGGGCCTCGAACGGGCCGCGATCAAGCTCGAGAAGGAAGGTACCTGGGCAGGCTATGCCGCAGCTAAGTGACGCTCCACGCGACTGGGATCCCAACCACCGTCTGCTGAAGTCGACCGCCGCTCCGCATGAGACGGCGGCGGTACTTCGGATGCACCGGGCCGGCCACAAGGGCGCGGACATCATGAAGATCCTCAAGCTCCGAGGCACCTCGCTGATGAAGCAGATGCAGAAGGCGTTGGACGAGGAGACGCGAGCAGCCCACGCGGGCAGGGAGATTCACGACTCGAAGATCGTCATCGAGAAGAACAAGTGACCCTCTACCAGCAGATCATGGCAGTCCTCACCCGCCACGGCGCTGCAAAAGACGAGCTGGCTGAGGAGCTGCACGCCCTGATCATCGAGCTGTACGGCCCGGACTTCTGAAAGGAGCCATGTGTACACCCCACGGCAGTCCCTCTACATCAGAGGCTCAGCCGGTGACCCGCTGCCCACGGTGTGGGACGCCATCGCGGCCAAGGGAACAACGCTCCGACGAGGACAACTGGTCCTGGTATGCGCTGGTCCTGGCACAGGAAAGTCAGCGTTTGTCTTGGCTTATGCACTCAAGGCCAAGGTACCGACGCTCTACTTCTCGGCCGACTCCGATGCGTTCACCCAGCTCTCGAGATCAGTGTCCATCCTTTCCGGGTGGTCGCTCGAGAGATCGACGCGGGCTGTTCGCAACGAGGACATCGGCGAGGTCGCTGATGAGCTGGATGCGCTTCCGATCCGGTTCAACTACAAGGCGTCACCCTCGCTCGACGTGATCGAGGAGTGCTTGCAGGCGTATGACGCGCTCTACGAGGACTTCCCGGCGCTGATCGTGGTCGACAACATCACCAACGTCCGAACGGACAGTAGCGACGGTGATGACCCGTTCAGCGGGCTCGAATCGCTGATGGACTACCTGCACGAGATGGCCAGGGAGACTGGCTCTTGTGTGATCGGGCTCCACCACGTCACCGGCCCGTACAACGACGGCGACAAGCCGATCCCGTTGTCGGGCATCAAAGGTCAGATCGGGCGTGTGCCCGAGATGGTTCTGACCCTCAACCGCGTGTCGGACGGCTACGGCCCCGACTCGCTCAACGTCTCCACGGTCAAGAACCGAGGCGGAAAGTCAGATGCGTCGGGCCAAGACTTCGCCTCGCTCGAGTTCGTCGGAGACACCATGCAGATCAATGACTTCGGTCACTGACTTGACATCCACCAACAGAAAGTAGCGCATGAAGAAGATCATCACCGCAGCAGTCATCGCCGCCGCAGGCTTGGGCCTGGTCGGCTGTACCTCCGACGCCGACGTGGCCTCGGAGAACCTGAGCAAGGCCGCTGACAACTTCGAGGTGCCACGCCGGATCGTGTTCTTCAACGGCATCACCGACAAGTACCTGCTCGAGATCTCGGGCCGGTGCTCGATCGCACCGGACACCGGGGCGAAGAAGCTCGATGTGACCTGCAAGGTCAGCGACGGCTACAAGAAGCACTTCCTGGGCCTGAGCGACAACGTCAGCTACTTCGTGGAGCAGATCGACGGCAAGAACGTCAGCTCTGACTTCTACCAGGTCAACTTCAAGCCGCAGTCGATCCTCCCGGACATCCAGCTCCGCTGATCGTTCGAGTCACGCCCGAGTCCCCACGGCGATGAGCCGGTAACCAGCGCGGTGATTGGCAGGGGCACACTCCGCCACTCGGGCGCGACTTTCGCTTGCCCAACGACTTGACATCCACCCAACGAGAGGAACACATGACCGCCACCCCGAACGCAATGCCCAAGCGGGCCAACGTCATCCACCAGCAGATCCTGTCGGGCCTGCTGGCGACCAAGCCGGCCTCCTGGGCCCGCAAGACGCTGGTCAAGGACAAGGACGGCAAGGAGCAGGTCGTCAAGACCACGGTCACCAACCAGGAGCCGCGCTTCGCGCTGGCTCGCAACGTCTCGGACGAGAACATCGACCGGATGGCAGGGCGGTGGTTGCGCTGAAGCGCAAGACGATCGTCCTCGCGGACGGCTTCCGGGTAGGCGTCGATTACGCAGGCACTGGCCCCGTTCCGCTGGTGTTCCTGCACGGCCTGGGGGCTACAGGTCGGGCCTACGACGAGATGCTGCAGCGTCTGGCTGACAAGGGCTTCCGGGTGATCGCGCTGGACGCGGTCAACCACGGTCGCACGGGGTCGATGCGCTGGGGTCACTCGGTCGAGGACATGACCTCGGTGACCATGCGGACGCTCGACGCGCTGAAGATCGACAAGGCGATCTTCGTCGGCCACTCGATGGGCGGCGGGATGCTGGTCGAGATCGCAGCTCGTAACCCACACCGGGTCGCGGCCGCGATCCTGATGGACGCGGCTACCGGCCAGGAGCACCACGACGCCACCAAGGTGGGCAACTACGGCACGCTCGCCTGGCGGGCGGCGAAGAAGCTCGCTGGGGCTGCGGTCGACATCGTCGGCGACAGCATGGACGCGTTCAAGCTCAGGGATGCCGAGGAGCGGCTGAGCCTTCTGGAGACGCTCCGAAACGGAGCCGGAGGGTTCCGCTTCCCGAGAGCGGCCTACGCGCTCATGAGGGCCAACACGGTGCCTCTGCTCAACGCGATGCAGCGTCACGGCGTTCCGACTGCAGTCCTGCACGGCCTGCACGATCAGATCGTCCCGTACGCCGCTGGTGTGAGCACCGCGAAGATGACCGACGCCACGTTCTACGCGGTCGACGGTTACCACTCGTGGATGCTGGCTGACCCGGAGCTGGCTGCCGATCTCATCGATCTGGCTCTGCTGGATCTGGCCTACCCGCGTCGGTGGATTCAGGGCGTCTCATGAGCACGGTCTACGCGCTGGTGGGGCTCTACGGGCTGCTGACGTGGCTCCTGCTGGTCTGCGAGGCACGAGAGGAGCGTGAGCGTGACCAGGCCGGTCAAGAGGGCGACGAAGCCGTGCGTTGATTGCACGGCCGAGGGCATCACGGCCAAGCGCAAGACGCCTCACCCCGGACCACGGTGCGCCACGCACCACCGGGCCAAGAAGCGTCAGCGCAGTGCGGGCACCTGGGAAGCGCGGATCATCGCGACGTACGACATCACCGCTGATGAGTACTGGCGGATCTACGAACACCAGGGCGGTCGCTGCTACATCTGTCAGCGAGCCAACGGAAAGCACAAGCGCCTGTCGGTCGACCACGACCACAAGACAGGCATCGTCCGAGGGCTGCTCTGCACGATGTGCAACAAGTACACGCTGGGCTGGGCGAGGGACTGCATCGAGTTCTTCAAGCGAGCCATCGAGTACCTGACCAACCCGCCAGCCGTCCAGGTCATCGGAATCCGTATCGCGCCAATCGAAGCCGAGAAGCTCAAGTCTCGAACTTGACATACACCGAAAGGATCACATGAGGTACAGGATCGAAGCGATTATCGAAGACGATCGCGACGAGGGTGACATGGGCCTGTTCGTTGAAGGTGTCCTTGAGGGGCAGTTCAACGGCAAGCTCAAGGATCTCAGTGTCTACGCCGTCATGCTCTGAGTCCCCGATCGCCCGAGCGATCAACAGGTACTACCCGGACTGGGAAGCTCCACCGGACCACCAAGAGTGGAACAAGTGCCTGTGTCCATTTCACGGCGACGAAACGCCGTCTGCCGCAGTCAGTTACGACCTCCAGGGGTTCAACTGCATGGCGTGCAACGTGCGTGGCGACGTGATCTCCATCATCCGACACGAAGAGGAGGTGAACTATCCAACGGCTAAGCGAATCGCAGAGGAAATATCTGTGGGATGCAACGTCCCGCTACAGAGAAAGCCTCAACGGAAGCCCAGCCGCCGCGTATTTGGAGAGTCGAATGCTTCTGGAGCATCGCGTTCGACCGTACGGGCTGGGATACGTGGAAGATCCACTCCCTGGTCATGAGATGTACCGAGGCTGCCTGGCCATCCCGTACATGCGTCATTCCCCTTGGCGCGGTTGGTCGGTCGCCTCTATCAGGTTCCGGCGTCTTGACGACGGCACCCCGAAGTACATGACGGTGGCCGGGGACAAACCCCGGCTGTACAACACGCCAGCACTGACCCGCTACTCGCGGGACATGGCGATCACCGAGGGAGAGATCGACGCCATCACAGCCGAGCTGTGTGGCATCCCGACTGTCGGTGTTCCCGGATCGCAGATGTGGAAGCCCTACTTCCGCGAGCTGTTCCTGGGATACCGAAACGTGAACATCCTGGCCGACGGCGACGACGCCGGTATGGAGTTCGCTCGGCAGGTAGCGAAGACGCTGCCGAACGCACGAATCATCCCGATGCCAGATGGCGAGGATGTCAACTCACTAGTGATCACGCAGGGCAAACAGGCTCTGCTGGAAAGGATCTGATGGACCCGGAACAGTTGACGCTGTTCGATCTCGAGGACATTCACGACTACGTCCACGAAGAGAGCGACGACGAATGAGCATTCTGACCACCGCCGAAGAGATCATCAACGGCCAGCGGGCCCAGGACTACGGGGACGCGAAGGAGAACCACATCCGCATCGCGAACCTGTGGAACACCTACCTGCAGAAGCCGGATCTGATCAGCCACGACGACGTGGCCGTGATGATGATCCTGCTGAAGATCGCCCGCTTCATGGAGAACGGCTACCACCACGACACCGTGGTCGACATCGCCGGTTACGCAGGCGTTCTCGAGAAGATGCAGCTCCCACCGGAGCAGCGGTACGCAGTGCGACAGCCGTCAGGCTTCGTGGCACTTGGAGTCGAGGAGACCTCTTGAGCAAGCGCATCGTCGTCATCCCGGACACCCAGATCCCGTTCGATGATCCCCGCGCCCTGCGGGCGGTCATCAAGTTCATCGGGGACTGGAAGCCGGATGGCGTCATCCACATCGGCGACCTGATGGACTACCCGTCACCGGCTCGCTGGAGCAAGGGCACGGCCGAGGAGTTCTACCCGGTCATGCTGGAGCACAACGAGATCGCCAAGCGGCGGCTCCTCGGGCCGCTCCGCAAGGTGTACGACGGCCCCATCGAGGTCCACGAGGGCAACCACGACCTGCGGCCTCGGGAGTACCTGACGAAGTACGCGCCGGCCCTGGCCGAGTTCGAGGACTCCTTCCACATCACGCGGCTGCTGGACTTCGACGGGTTCGGGATCAAGATCCTCCCGGACTTCAACGAGTTCGCTCCTGGCTGGGTCACCACCCACGGTCATCGCGGGCAGATGAGCATCTCGCGCATCGCTGGCGGTACCGCGATCAACGGTGCCAAGCGGTTCAACAAGTCGGTCGTGATGGGACACACCCATCGCCTCGGCGTGATCAGCGAGTCCTTCGGGTTCGGCTCTGTCGTAGGCAAGTCGGTGACTGGTTTCGAGGTCGGAAACCTCATGGACATGACGCAGGCGTCGTATCTCAAAGGCGGAACTGGCAACTGGCAGCAGGGCTTTGGCCTGCTGACGATCGATGGTCCGTACGTCAAGCCCGAGGTCGTCCCGATCGAACACGGTCGGTTCGCGGTCGACGGCGACATCTGGAGGGTCTGACCTTGACATCCACCAAACTGCCGTACCTGCACAAGAACGCACGGTCGCGCCAGATCACCTCGAAGGAGGTCCGCGAGGTCTTCGCCGAGGAGACCACTCGCGGCCTGCCTCGTGGGCTGGACAAGGAGGAGTACTTGCGGAGCGTGATGCCCTGATGCACGACATCTTCCGCAAAGCCGCCAGGGCGGCGCTGTTCACCTGGAAGCAGGACGAGAGCGGCGTCGATGACCTGGTGAACGACCTCTGGGTCTGGTATCTCGAACGTCCTGCGACTCAACGGAAGATGGAGGCGCTCAGCTTCAACGAGGCTGTCGTGACAGCTCGCATGGCGGCGCTGCAGATCTTGAGTGGTCAGCAGCTCACCGCCAACGAGTTCAACGGTCGCAACCTCTACTCGTCGGACAGCGTTCGGGAGGCTCTTCGCGGAGAGTCGACCAACCGGTACCTGGTCGACATCCTGCCGGTGGCGATGAAGACGCTGGACGCTCAGAACGAGCGTCAGGCCGAGTCGATCCGAAGCAGGTACGAGGACGGCCTCGTGCCGACGCCCAACACGGCGGCTGCGGCGTTGCTCAAGCGGGCAGTCAAGTCGCTGACCGAGCACGTCAACGTCATGGCGATCACCGCTGGTGTCGACGCGGACGGCAACGTGACCGAGGGGCCAGGCAGCAGGCACTCAGTGTTCCCGGAGACCCGCAAGGCCAGAGGGGCTGATCACTCAGACCCGACGGCCGACATGGCGATCGGGCTCATCGAGGGCGGCGACGAGCCGCACGTCCTGTGTGCGATGACAGCCGACCGGAGACCGATCAGGGGATCGGACGGCAGGTTCCTCGACAGCGACCAAACCACCACTTACAGAAAGGAGTTCGTTCGGTGATGAACATCATGGATGCGGACTTCAACGGGCCCGGATCCGAGATGTACCGAGCGGAGCTGTTCCCGGAGCTGTTCCCGCATCAGAAGCGAATGATGCTCGAGAACTGGCCGCAGGAAGACCTCGAGATGTACGTCGGGGGGATCTTCACTCCCGGCTACGCAGCTCGATGAAGAAGGGGACCAAGGTCACCGTCGAGCGCGACGAGAAGAAGTACCCGGCCCGAGGCACCTGGAAGTGGTTCCGGGGCAAGAAGGGCACGGTCGTCACCGGAGTGATCGGTGGCGACGAGTACGGAGTCTCGTTCTCGAACGGCGATTCGGCTGACGCCTATTTCAAGCGGTACGAACTGACAGAGAGGAAGTAGTGACAGACGAAATCCCTTGGGGGCCAACAGGAAGGCTGGTCTATGAGCGGACCTACGCACGGGTCAAGCCAGACGGGACCAAGGAAACCTGGCCAGAGACCGTCCGACGAGTCGTGGCAGGAAACCTATCGCTCGTTGATGAACGCTATCGACTCGACGGTGAGGAAGATGATCTCGTCCGACTCATCGAGCAGTTCAAGATCCTCCCCGCTGGTCGTCATCTTTGGGCATCCGGCGTTAAGAACGCGCAGCACCTGTTCAACTGCTGGGTCGCAGGCTGGACTGACACCCCGTCGGAGCACTTCTCCTTCACCTTTCTGAGGCTGATGGAGGGCGGGGGAGTGGGAGCCAACTACAGCAACCACTACCTGTCCCACTACGGAGCGGTTCAGCAGGAGCTGTACGTCCACATCGTCTGTGACCCGGATCACCCGGACTACGAGGCGATGAAGGCGGCAGGCATCCTGTCGACCGAGTACGACCCGGACTGGGTCGGTGCCTTCGAGGTCGAGGACTCGCGGGAAGGCTGGGCGTCAGCCCTGACCGACCTGATCGACACCCACTACCGGGACGAGGTCAGTCACTTCCAGCGTGTCTACGACGTGTCACGAGTGCGCCCCGAGGGCGCGAAGCTCAAGACGTTCGGCGGCAAGGCGAGCGGCCCGAAGCCGTTCGCGGAGATGCTGATCAAGGTCGGGAAGATCCTGTCGCAGCACGCCTACGAGGGGTTGGCGCTCAGCGGTATCTCGGCCATGCAGATCGATCACGCGATCGCCTCCTGCGTGGTGGCCGGCGGTGTGCGCCGGTCAGCTCGGATGTCGATGATGCACTGGGCCGATCCGCAGATCACCGAGTTCGTCAACTGCAAGAACCAGTCTGGCGAGCACTGGACGACGAACATCTCGGTCGAGGTGGACGACGACTTCTGGAAGGCTGTCAACCAGCCCAAGGAGCACGGGTGGAACTTCCTAGCCCACAACGTGCTTCACACGCTGGCTGAGGGAGCCGTCCACAACGGCGAGCCGGGTATGTGGGACAGCTCGCTGTCCAACGTCGGAGAGCCCAACCGGGTGGTCTGTACGAACCCATGCGGTGAGATCACGCTCGAACCGTGGGAGCCGTGCAACCTCGGCCACATCAACCTGGCGGCGTTCGTCACCGACGCCGGGAAGACCGACTACCTCGATCTGATCCGGGCGCATCGTCTGATGACGAGATTCCTGATCCGAGCGACGTTCTCGGCCGTGGCCGATCCGAAGAGCGGAGAGGTTCTGGACCGCAACCGACGCATCGGCGTCGGTCATCTGGGTGTGGCGTCCTACTTGGCCCTCACAGGCCGTAGGTACTCACAGGCACCCGGAGACAAGCGGTTCACCGCGTTCTTGCGGGAGCTGGCGTCTGAGGTCGACTCTGAGGCGTCCAGGTTCTGCCATGAGTTGCGGATCCCGGTCCCGGTGAAGAAACGGACGATCGCGCCGACTGGCACGGTCGCGAAGCTGGCGGGAGTCAGCGAGGGGATTCACCCGATCTTCTCGCGCTACTTCAACCGGCGCATCCGGTTCAACAAGGTCTCCGACTTCGACCAGTTGATGGAGATGTACAGCCAGGGCTACGACGTGGAGGACGACCTGTTCGCTCCGAACACCTCGGTGGTCACCATCCCGACGAAGGACACCTTGGTTCAGGCTGTCGAGGATCGAGGGTGGGACGAGGAGATCGTTGAGTCGGCCGACGACTTGACACTCACCGAGCTGATCGCCTTCCAGGCGCTCTACCAGACGTGCTGGGCCGACAACGCGGTGTCATTCACCGCCAACGTCGAGCCCTCGGTCTACAGCCCGTCCGATGTGGCGGCAGTGCTCAAGAGGTTCGCAGGGCTCATCAAGGGCTCCACGATCTTCCCGGAGGCCAGCTTCCAGCAGGCCCCGTATGAGCGAATCACCAAGCAGCAGTACGAATCTGCTGCGGCCAAAGCCGTCGAAGACGGTGTCGATGAAGCGTGTGCCAACGGCGCATGTCCCATTAAGTGAAAGGTAGCAATTTGTCCTACGAAGATCCGTTCGCTGACGCTCCCGTCGCTGACGAGGCTCAGCAGGAGCCGACCCCCGCTGCCACTCAGGTGGCCGAGCCGGCCCCCAAGCCGGTCGTCGCGGGAGGCCCCGCTGGTGATCTGTCGGTGACGTTCAAGGGCGACGGCAGCTACGCCTCGCCGTGGATCGTGCCGAAGTACGCGACGGTCGCGGACGCCCTGGTCGATCTGGGTGAAGACCCTTCGGTGGTCGCGGGTATGGGCCAGGCACAGCGGTGGATGGCGCTGTTCGAGCGTGCCACCAAGATGGCTGCCCACTTCGCCAAGCTCAGCGGCGGTGCGCCTGCACCGGCCAACGGCGGCGGTCAGCAGCGTCAGCAGTCGCGGGCTCCGCAGGCCGCTCAGGAAGCGCCGAACGGCGAAGAGCGGTTCTGTTCCCACGGGAAGATGGAGTTCAAGTCGGGCGTGTCGAAGAAGACCGGCAAGCCTTACAAGCTGTTCTCCTGCACCGCGCCTCGCGATCAGCAGTGTGACGCGCAGTTCCTCAAGTCCTAGTACTTGACATCCACCGGGGGAGGGGCTTCGGCCCCTCCTCCACCTACCTCTGAGCGGAGAGTATGAAAGTCCAACTGATTGCGGCCACTGAGGTCGACCCAGATGCCTTGCAGGAGCTGGGATACACCCCCAACGAGTACGGCGAGCCCGACGACGGGCCGTTCGGCGACTACGACGCCGACGAGCTGGCTGAGTTCGCAGGCCGGAACTGCTACCGCAGCTTCCACCGGCCGAACCCGGCGACAGCCGAGAACGAGGACTACCTCGCACACATCCTCGAGGTCGGTCACGAGAGCGTGCTAGAGCACGCCTCGGCCACGTTCTACATCGAGGCCAGCCGGTCGGTGCTGACCGAGCTGGAACGGCATCGCCACCTGTCGTTCAGCGTGGTGTCTCAGCGGTACGTCGATGCGAGCAAGCTGGGCGTCCACTGGCCCCCGGCGCTGCAGGCGTTGCCAGAGCTGGACCGGGCCTACGCCGAGGACACCTTGATGCACTTCAAGGAGAAGTCCGACCTCGCGTACGACTCGCTGGTTCTGATCTTCACGTCGAACGGGTTGCCCCGCAAGCAGGCTCGCGAAGCGGCCAGGGCAGTGCTGCCGAACATGACCAACTCACCGATGGTCGTCACCGGCAATCACCGCACCTGGCGGTACGTCATCAAGGCTCGCTGGCACGAGGCAGCGGATGCCGAAATCCGTGAACTGGCAGGCGCGTTGCTGACGCAACTGAGGGAGCTTGCTCCCAGCACCTACCAGGACATCCCCAACACCCCGTACGGAGGCTGACATGGCTCGCAGAGCCACTGTGGTGAACCTCGAGGACACGATGATGATCATCGCTGGCGAGCCAGTCCTCGACACCCAAGAGGGCACGCTGACCCTCATACACGACGACCTCACGTCCCGAGTCTTCAACTGGGACAAGGTCATCGACTTCTACTACATGACCGAGGACGAGTTCTCACGTCTTCAGGAAGAGGGGCAGGAATGATCAGGAAGAAACAACTGAGAGCGGCCAACGTCAAGCTGGCCGTCGAGCTGGGCGAGACCAAGGCCGAGCTGGCAGACGTGAAGGCACACCGGGACGTTCTCAGCTCCGAGAACGGTCAGCTCATCGACGCCAACGTCGATATGGCGAACCGCCTGAGTGTGGCGCTGAACGCGAACGCCGGTCTGGCTCAGCGGCTGCGGCACTTCACCGACGTGTTCGGTGAGGCGTTCGTCAAGGGAGGGGAGCTTCCCGCCAAGACCGGCCCGAGCCGGCCGAACCGCAAGAAGCTCACCGAGGCGGATGCCAAGGACATCCGCAACGCCTTCTACGGCGGCGCGAAGCAGAAGGATCTCGCCCGCAACTACGGCGTGAACCCGGCCACCATCTCGCGTGTCGTCAGGGGGATCTACCACTGATGCTGATCAATCGTGTTGAGCGGTATCGGGTTCCGATCGTGCGGGCGTTCGGCGAAGCTCGCCCCGAGATGCCGCCCAAAGAGGGCACCACGGTCGCGGAGCTGATCGAGGGGCTGCAGAAGCTCCCGCCAGACGGGCTCGTCAGCACCGACTTCAACGGTGGCGACGTGATCGTCATGCACTACAAGCCGGACATCGACTCGACGGTCGACCCGGTACTCGAGGCGCTCAGGCGAAGCCTGGGCGTCATCACCAAGGAAGAAGCCCGAGAGAACCTCGGACTCTAGGAGGATCGTGATCGAGCTGAAGCATGAGGTCGGAGGTGACCTCGTCACCATCAACGTCGTTGAGCATCCAGATGATCTGGACGGGTTCCACGACTTCATCAAGGCTCACAAGCGGTGCCTGGCGGTTGACACTGAGACGACCGGGCTGGACATCTACAGCAGCGAGTTCCGTTGCCGTCTTGTCCAGTTCGGCACTCAGGACGAAGCCTGGGTGCTGCCGGTGGATGAGAGTCCCACGCAGCTCCAGCAGGAGATCCGTGGGGCGCTGAAGCACCTCGACAAGATCGTCATGCAGAACGCGTCGTACGACCTCCAGGTGCTCGACCAGTGCTTCGACATCAAGATGGAGGATCTCTGGCCGAAGATCCTCGACACGCAGATCCTGGCCAAGCTGGTCGATCCCCGTCCGTACGGCAAGGGCGGGTTCGGCCACTCCCTCGAAGAGCTGATCGCTGAGTTCATCTCGAAGGAGCAGGCTGAGGATGTCAAGGGGCTCATGGTCAAGCTGGCCAAGGAGCACAAGACGACCAAGGCCAAGATCTGGTCGACCATCGACCTGTTCCACCCGGAGTACCTGACGTACGCCGGGATGGACACGATCTTCACTGCTCGCATCTGCAGCAAGCTCGCGAAGCTGGTGCCCGACGTGAGTCGATCGCTGGTGCCGTACGAGCACAAGATCTCCGAGATCTGCAGCTACATCGACCGCCAAGGCTTCCTGCTCGACGTGGAGTACGCGCAGGCGCTGTCGGAGAAGTGGATGGGGGAGAAGGAGGTCTGGGAGGCGATCCTGTTCACCGAGTACGGGCTCGACAACCCCAACTCGAACGAGCAGGTCGCTGACGTGATCGAGGAGGCCGGCTGGAAGATCAAGGGCCGCACCGAGACTGGCAAGCGTCAGGTCAACGCGTCTCTGTACGACGAGATGATCGCTCAGGGGTCTGAGCTGGCGGCGATGATCCAAGAGGCGCAGAAGCTGGGGAAGTGGAACAAGACCTGGGTCGCGAAGTTCCTCGAGACGAGGGACGAGAACGACCGGTGCCACACGTTCGTCAACCCTCTGCAGGCGCGGACCTCGCGCATGTCGATCACCGGTATCCCGGCGCAGACGTTGCCAGCGTCGGACTCGACCGTGCGTCGGTGCTTCCTCGCGGAGCCCGGACACGTCATCGCGTCAGTCGACTACCAGACGCAGGAGCTGCGTGTGCTCGCAGCCCTGTCGAAGGACGAGACGATGATCAAGGCGTTCGAGACCGGAGCGGACCTCCACCAGATGACCGCCGACGCGGCGGCGGTGACCCGCAAGGTCGGCAAGATGGCGAACTTCTTGACGGTCTACGGCGGCGGGGCTAAGACGCTCGCAGAGCAGGCGTCGATCGACTTCCCAACGGCCAAAAGGACACTGGAGGCGTTCGCCAGGACGTACCCCGGTGTCGCGAAGCTGAGCAAGAAGCTGGGAGCCGAGGCAGGCAGGACCGGACACATCATCACCCCGATGGGCCGTCGACTGCCGGTCGACAGCTCGCGGTCGTACTCCGCGCTGAACTACATGATCCAGTCGTCGTCGCGGGACGTGACCTGTCGGGCTCTGATTCGCCTCCACGAGGCCGGATTCACCCCGTACCTCCGGTTGCCTATCCACGACGAGATCGTGGCGTCACTGCCCGCTGAGAAGGCGCAATGGGGCGCAGAGAAGATCGGCCGACTCATGGCTGAGCAGATGGGCCCGGTGCTGATCGGCACCGACCCCGAGGTCGGAAAGCGTTCCTGGGGTTCGCTTTACGGCGCTGACTACTGACCGAAACTTGACATACACCAAGGAGAGAACATGCCACAAGGCAAAGTGACCCTGCCCGCACCGAACGGGCTCGACAACGAGCTGATGGAGCTGGCCATCTACAAGCTGGCTCAGCTCGGCACCATCGAGGGCGGCGAGATCGGCGCGTACATCGGCGAGCGCCCCGAGGGCATCCCGGAAGCGACGTGCCCGAAGGACACGGTCTTCATCGAGTTCCGCGCCCAGATCATCCCGGATCTGAGGAAACGCTGATGGGGTTCGGACTGAACCTCCAGTGGCACGGCGAGGGGGATGGGGTCAAGCCGGAAGCGTTCCGGCCCATCCCTTTCAAGCTCACGTTCGAGTACGGAGACGAGCGGATCGAGGTCACCAGGGAGACCACCCCGGAGGTCAAGAACGACCCGGACTCCATGCGGTGGAACGCCCACAAGCTCTGGGACAGCATGGTCGACGCCCTCAAGGATCGGGGGCTCATCTGATGCTCGGGACGAAATTCGCTGGGCTGCAGGAGTTCACAGCGGAGATGGTCGACGCGGTTGGCATGCGCTACATCAAGCTCGCCGCGATGGATCACTTCCGTTTCTGGTGCGACAAGCACCCCGAGGTCATCGTCCCGTTCGAGCACACATTCAAGCAGGACCATCGCTACGACCTCATGACCGACCGGGTCATCGTCCGCACGCAGGCGCACGTCATCCGAGCACAACTGGCAATCGAAGGGCCGAAATGATCGACACAGACGACCAGGACCACCAGTTCTTCGACATCCTCTACCAGCAGTGGTCGCAGACCACGATGGCCGAGCACGGCTACTGGATGCCCGAAGAGGACGAGTCGTTCCCCGGATGCTTCAACCTCATCGCGGTCCACCAGACCGCCGACGAGCGTAAGCCGCTGGCTGCATTCCTCTCGAGTGAAGACGCAGACTTCATCGCCGGATTGCACGGTGCCGTACCGGATCTGATCCGCCGCCTCCACGAGGCGGTCGATGAGGCCACCCGGAAGGACGAAGCCAACGACATCGCTCAGGGCCAACTGGCCGACGCGCTGTTGGAGAACCAGGCGCTCCGCGAGCAGGTCCGCGAGCTGGAGAAGCAGCTCGATGAGGCGTCATAGCCGCCCGCACCCGGCCAAGCACCGCTGGCCGACCCACCCGATTCAAGAGGGGCTCGTCTTCCGCTACGGGGGACGGGCCAACGGAACTGGCGGCGTATTCGTCCGCTGGGAGAGAGAGGAACTGACACCGGTATGCCACCCCGCGCATCGATTCAACAGACCGCCGACTTCCTCGGCGTCCACCCCAACACCGTCCGCAACTACATCGCGGAGGGAAAGCTGAAGGCCGTACGTCTCGGCCCCCGGCTGATTCGCGTCGAGCGCGACTCGGTCGAGGCGCTCATGCGTCCGATCGGGAAGTGACCGATGAACATCGTCATCAACATCCTCGGCTATGAGCTGATGATCGTCGGGCGGCGCAAGCCGCCTGGCCCATCGTTCGTCGTCGCGGACGACGGCATGATCAGCCACGAAGACCTCGTGGAGATCCTCAAGCTGAACTGACCCCTGCCCCCTCGGGCCGGCCTCCGGGCCGGTTCGGGGGGTCTTTTTTTGTGCCAAACAACTATATAGGTTCTCTATGTATTTCTGCTGCCCGGTCGGGCGCAGTCAAGCCGCTTCGGCAAAACCCCTGGTCAGGACAGGCGCTGAGATCGATTCTGAGCCACTTTCTTCGGCCTCCCGGTATAGGAGGACCGTCAGATGCGTCGATGCCAGGAGCCACAGCGGTGGGACCGCTGCGATGCCCATCGCGACGGCCCCGTGAGGGTGAGCGTGGACCACGTTGCCCGCCACCGAGACCAACGAGGACAGCAGCAGCAGAGTCCAGGCGTACCAGCCATGCCGACGCAGGGCTACGGTCGCCATCGTGGAGACGATGATGCCGCCGTCGACAACGAGCGGGACCATCCATGCTTGGCCGACTCCGTTGGCCGCTGACAGATCGCTCAGAGCGGTGAATGAAAGGGCGAATGCGAGGCCCCCGACAGCGACGGTTCCGGCCGTTGCAACTCCCAGTGCAACTCTGCGACGTGCGACAATCATCGAGCACCAGCTCCAATCTGGTGTATCGCCCCTGATCTGTTGGCGCAGGTCAGGGGCTCTCTGTATTCGTGACGAGTTGCAAGGTAGCCCAGTTGTGCCCCTCAGGGCAACCGCATCTCTGCAGGTAAAGAGAGTTGCACGAGAGTTGCATGCCCCTCAGAAAGAGAAAGGCCAGAGGGCGAAAATGCCCTCTGACCTGCGGAGCGGGCGACGGGAATCGAACCCGCGTAGCTAGTTTGGAAGAAAGGGGGTCGACAAATCGCATCTCTGCACTTCAGACGCGGTTTTTAACCCACAATTCCTGCAACTCTGAAGTAACAAGAAATCCCAGGTCATCACAGCGGTCCACAGCACTAGAGTTGCAATAGAGTTGCAAACCGGTACCCTTCTGGCATGGCACAACGCAGAGGATGGGGCGCGCTCAAAACGATGCGAAGCGGACGCGTTCAAGCGTCCTACACCAGCCCGGTCGACGGGCAGAAGTACTACGGCCCGCACACCTACGACAGTCGGATGGACGCCGAAGCGTGGCTCGCGAGCGAGCGTCGGCTGATCGAGATGGAGACCTGGACCCCACCTCCTGAGCGGGAGAAGAAGGCAGCCGCCAACGCCATCACCGTCAAGGAGTACGTCGAGAAGTGCATAGACGAACGGGACACCACCGAGAGCACCAAGCACCTCGACAGGTTGAATGCGAATAAGCGCATATATCCGACGCTGGGCGACATGCCCATCTCTGAGCTGACGCCTGCTCTCGTACGGTCGTGGTGGGCCGGTATGGGGTCGAAGCATCCGACCGCCAAACGGAACGCCTACTCCGTCCTCCGCAAAGCCTGCAGGACCGCCGTCGAGGACAAGCTCCTGAGCGAGAACCCATGCCGTATCCCGATGAAGGCTGCGAACGAGCGCGACGTGGAGGCCATCACCCCGGCAGAGCTGGACATCGTGGCTGGGGAGGTGTTCGAGCACTACCGGATCGCGGTCTACGTCCTGGCGTGGTGCGCCCTGCGGTTCGGCGAACTGATCGAGATTCGCCGGAAGGACATCCATGATGACGGCGAGAAAATGGTGTTCCACATACACCGGCAGGCGAGGAGGGTCGGCGAGAAGATCGTCATTGGCGAACCAAAGACGGCCCGCTCGAAGCGGACGGTGACCGTGCCTCCGCACGTCGCTCAGATGGTCCGCGAGCACATGGCTGACCGCTCGAAGATGAACAAGGGGCCACAGGCTCTGCTGGTCACCACGACTCAGGGCAACCGGCTGTCCAAGAGCGCATTCACGCGCTCGCTGAAGAAGGGCTACGCCAAGATCGGACGCACCGATCTGCGGGTCCACGACCTCCGCGCCGTAGGCGCTACCCTCGCGGCGCAGTCAGGTGCCACGACCAAGGAACTGATGGCCCGCCTGGGCCACACCACGCCTCGCATGGCGATGAAGTACCAGATGGCTTCTGAGGCACGCGATGTCGAGCTTGCGAGGAAGATGTCCGAACTAGCAGAGAGGGCCGTGAATGGCTGACCTGAGCATCCCCCCGATCCCGTACGCACTACGGGAGTACCTGACTGACTACGAGAGGCTGCGGAACGCAGACTGCGAGGACACCAATCTCCTACTTTCGCTAGCCGACGCCATCGCCATAGAAGTGCGTGCGCTTGGGTTCCCAGACCTCCCATACGATGCCGGTCTAGGCCCGAGCAACTAAACGCAAAAAGCCCCCCTCCGAAGAGGGGGGTCTTTTGCTATCCGACTCGTGCCATAGAGAACCACGTCTGCGCCGTGTCAGCTCCGCCGACGATGTTCACGTTGCCGTCAGTCTTAAAGCCAGGCTGCACCGTGGCACCTGCCGGGAGGTAGTACGTCACGCCGTCACCGCCGTAGGCGATGTCCTGGGGGAAGGCGGGGGCACCGAACGCGGCCAGCGTGATGCCTCGACGGGAGCCCAAGCGAACCCTCGGGTTGCCATTGATGTACAGCAGCGGGTACCGCTCCTCCGAGACGCCCTGCGCCTCGTTGGTCTGGATGCGGAGGCCCAGCATGTACGTTCCAGCCTTCTGCACCGTCGCCGTCTGCGTGGCGGCATTCCAGGTGATGTCCTCCGACCGATAGTCGATGGCATCCAAGGTGTTAGCCGGGAGTACGGCCTGTCCACCGCTCTTGGCGATGCCCGAGGTCGTTGACCGGTACACCCGCATCGTGGAGCCGGTGACGGCCGGCGGTGCGTTGTCCGATACCGACGCTCCAGCGACGTTGCCGGGTACGTTTCTGCCGTCTGTCTCTGTGATCGATCCCCACCAGCAGTGGTTGTCATCGATGATCGACTGCTTGTCGCCTGGCTCGACCAGGTCGACCACGACCGAGTTGCCCGAGTACACCTGATGGCGGCGCGGGTTCTCACCGACGCCGCAGACGATGCGGAGGTCCAGGTTCCACGTCAGCGGGACGTTGGACGCCCAGATGTACTCGACGCCGTTCTTATAGCAGCCGATGTCTCCTCGGTACTGCAGGAAGCCCGTGCAGTAGCCGCGTGCGAAGACGAAATCCGTTGCGTTCTCGTTGGATCGGGCCACCGACCAGATGCGGACGTTCGTGCCCTGCTGCGGCGGTGACGCCAACGTGCCTCGCACGATCTGCTGCGGTGTGAGAGTCGGTGTCGGGTAGATCAACGTCGCCCTGCGGTAGCCGTCGTTGACGGTGTTCCAGACGGCGTTGCCGCTCTTGATCGCCAGCGAGCTGGAGCCAGGTCCGCTCATCGTGATGTTGAACAGGTTCGCGGGGAACGGGCCGTTCGGGTACAGGGAGAAGTCGATGTTGAACCGACGACCGCCGTTGGCCGTCGATTCCTGCTCCGACTGAAGCGCCTGCACGTCGCGGACGGTCTTCGTCAGCATGGCGAACAGGTTCTCCATCGTGGACTTCGCTTGGCCCAGGCCAGCTCCCACGATCTCCTCACCGATCTGGCTCGCGCCAGAGAGGGCGTTGGTGGCCGCGTCGACAAGGTTCTGCAGCGCCGGGATCTGATCGACCCTCGCGTTGATCTTGCCGTCCGCACCGATGACCGACATACGACCGTTCAAGCTGGCGAACCAGTCCTTCACGGCCTGCACAGCGGAGTTGATCGGGGTCACGATGAACCCGCCGAGGATCTCGAGGATCTGCTTGACCTCGGTGGAGACGACGTTGTACGTCGTCGTCAGCCACTCCTGCCACTCGCCGGTCATCAGGGCCCTAGGCAGGCTCGCCAGGTTACCGACGATCGTCGCGACAGACGTTGCGATGTCGATGAAGTCGTCATCGACCGTGCCGGGGATCATCTGCTTGAACGTCTGCAGAGCCTCCAACGGCAGCTTCTTGAGCTGCTGCGAGAGGATCTCGATCGGGTTGCCGTTCAGCGGCACCTCGAACATGCTCCTGACGAGCTGTTCGGTGTAGCCCTGGCCGAAGTCGAACTGGCCCCCGCCGATCTCGAAAGCGCCGTCAGCGCCGATGGCCTCCAGTGGGTTGTTCGGGTAGATCATGATGGCAACCTCGCTGCCGACACAGGGTCGGCCTTCCACAGAACTTCAAAGGCGAAGTAGTCCAGGTGATCCGGCAGGACGACGCCTTGACCGGCTACGTCGACCAGCGCCTGGTGGTGCCAGCGAGCGTCGTAGACCGACCACGCGGTGAACGTCCGCAGCGTGTCGCGTACGGTCGCGAGGTCGAGCACGATGGACGAAACCTGTTCCTGCAGAGCGCGAATGATCTCGTTGTCGTCTGCGACCATGTCCTTGCGACGGCCGCGCTTACGCTTCTGCCGGTCGTGCCACCAGCGCCCACCGGGTACAAACTTCGCCAAGGGCTCGAACTTCTCGATGATCTGTGCGCCGACGTATAGGACGAACATGACGATGGCGAACAGGCCCGTCCAATTCTCGGGCAGGATCTTGACGATGTCCTCAGGCAACATGTGACTTGCGCCTCCGGGCGAACAGCCAGTGGATGTAAGCGATCACCACCATCGCGGCGGGTGCGGAAGCCAGACTCAGCTCGCCGTCGAGCACGGCGTTGCCATATGCCAGACATAGGGTCAAGTAGAGGATCATCAGCCCTGCGTGGGCGATGAACGACGGCCACGCTCGTGAGTCTGAGCCTGCCGGTGAGTCGACAGAGTTGATGCCCGACATCAGTGCCTCGCCGAAGAATCCGAGCAGCGAGAAGCTGATGAAGATGACTCCCCAGACCTGCATGGGGGCGGCGTTGGTGATGTCGGTGGTGGCGAGCACCTGTTCCTTGGACAGGATCAGCGCGAGGCCACGAGTCATGGCCTCGGCGAGGATGACGAGCTGCAGCACCCTCAGTCCGAAGGGCGGCGCGTACCTGTACGTCATTCGGTGAACTCCTCAGCCTGCGAAGGGCCGGGAGAGTTGTCCGGGATCATCCCGGCCTGGCGGTACTGCCTGAGCATCGCTTCGTTCTCCTGTTGGGTCAGTTGCCGAATGTTGGGGATCCGCACCGGTTCTGGATCCGGCGCGTCTTTCTCGACCCAACGAGCGGCGTTGTTCATGTCATGGCGCTGGCCTCTGAAGGCCGGCTGGAACTTGATGACCTGCTCGGGAAGCTGACTGACGTGAATGTTTCCGTTCTCATCAGCCAGCCCCCGGAGCCAGTCAACGTGCCGAAAGCCGCACTTCCACAAGTGTTCTGACCAGTCCGACAAGTAATGCGGGTTCGTGATCGCTCCGACGCCTGCAATCATCGGGAGATTGCGAAGCGCCCAGGCGACGTGCTCGCGGGGCTTGTTCGGGTCGTGGTCGTCCTGACTTGGGATCATGGCGTGCCTTTCGGTTAGAGAATCCCCGCCTGACCAAGCCCGCCGTTGACGCGCTTGAACTCTTCGAGGATGTGTAGTGCCGGGTTCTTCGGTTCGCGGTAACCGATCTCGATCTCGAGCGGCTTCATGCCGTCCTTGTCGATGCGGTACTTCACCTTGCGGATCCGCTCCACGAACAACTGGTGCTCGACCGGGTAGCCGAGTACCGACGTGCCGACGCGATCTCCGATCCAGCAGTGCCCGTAGGGCTTTGGCGCGAAGATGTACGGTGATGCGTCTGACACCTTGAGGGTGTGGGCCGTCCTGGCCCTCGTCTTGTGGATCTCCGCAGCGACGGCGGCGAACGCGCTGAGCGTGAACGCCTTCATCGACCCTTCGGCCATGTTCTCGAAGTAGTGGAAGTCACCGAGACCGGTGATCACGTCCTCGAGCCCTGAGATGGGCAGGGAGAGCCCCACTGCACGCAGCGTGGGCACTTCCATGAACGCACCGAACACGTCGGTGTAGATCGGCTGCAGGATCGCATCGAGCGTCCCGCCGAGAGGCGGTAGGTCGATGAAGCCTCCCAGCGCCTGGTTGATCAGCGAGGTGAGGAAGTCGCCTCCCATGTTCACGAAAGTGCTTATGCCCTCGTTGATTCCGGGAGCTGACTGGCCTCCTGCCAGGAAGCTGGTGTCGGTCGCCTCGTAGTACGAGAACTCCGACGACTTGATCCCGGTGAGCGGACCCTCCTCGAACACGACGTGCGGAGCCATCGGGCTGGTGCCCAGGAACCAAGGGCTGTAGTACTCGCCGGGGAACGTGTAGTCACCGGTGAATACGTCGACACCCTCGACCTGGCCGTCGCTCGTCAGTTGGACGATGCCTCGGATGAACCCGGTGAGCCACGAACCGCCGAACGCGGTCTGTGTGCCCCAGCCAGAGTTGTCCTCGATGTCCCACACGACGCAGCCATCCCTGAGGGGGATGAGCGACATGAGATCTTCGAGCGGATCGATGTTCCACTCGCCCTTGAGATCCTCGAACGGGTGCGGGTCGCGGTCCTTGATGTACCGGCGACACGTCAGCGTGAGCTGATGGTCCTCGAGAATCTGCTTCGCGGTGTCGTAGAACGTCCCGAAGCGGCTGAACACGATCGTGATGGGCGAGTTGTCCAGCAGGAAGGGGAACGGCTTGACGATGTTCCGCCAGTTTGCTGGGTTGAAGCTCGGACCCATCCACTCGTTGATGTCCGTGGGGTCATCAGGCAGCGTCCACAAGCTCGTCTCGAGCCTGAGTAGGTTGACGAACAGCGTGACGAGCAAGCACCACTTCGCCGGCCCGAAGATGATCCACACCTTGGGAAACTGCAGCTCAGGGCGCAAAAACGGGTTACACCAGACGCGGATATGCTTGGTCTGCTCGAAGTCGTGAAGGAACGTGATCTCGACGTAGCAGTCCCCGGAGTCCTCCTTGACGACCCGGTAGTTGTCCATCATGCCGGTCCATCGAGCGCCTTGCTTCTCGATGTTGATGATGACGTTGCGCTTTGCTCGGCCCCGGTGGTTCATCACCCACTTGGCGAGGTAATGGCTCAGGGAGAGCTGCAGCGTGGCTACGCCGGTCTCGTTCTCGATGAACTCCCACTCGAGCACCCGCTCGCCCGCGACCATGCCGCGCAGGCGGAAGTCGCCGTCACGCAGCTCTACGTCGGGCGGCTTGAGCCGCTCCTGTTCGAGCTTGCACCTACGGAGTTGGATCTTGTCCCAGAGGGCTTGCGATTCGCGGACTGAACTCAGACCACTCACTCGAGCCCCCAGCAGCGCGTCCACGGCCTCGGGAGCCGAAGCGTGATGACTTGCCCCGGAGGGCAGCCCGACGCGTCTATGACGAACTCAGCCTCTTCGGTGTAGGGCGGGATCATGTTGCGGAACCGGACACCGTTCATCCGGGCCCAGACCTGACTGCCCGAGTCGGAGCTGATCTGCTCCTCGCGACGATCGGTGTCGATCGTGCAGTTCTCGCCGTAGATGAGGCCGGGGGTCTTCACCCGGCGATGGCGGAACTCTTCGTCCTCGAACGAGTAGTCCGGGATGACGAACTGGGTGAAAGGTGCCCGCTCCCAAGGGATCGGCACGCCTGGCGGGAACGGCCAGGGGAACTCGGGGATGCGCTCGGTGGAGCCGGGTACGGTCCACTTCGGCGCGATGTACTGGTCGGTGGGGTTGAGCCCGCCTTGGCCCCGGCCGACCTTGATCTTCAAGGTCTCCTTGGGCATCCTCTCCCACGGCCACTGGCCGGGGATGTCGAACATCGTTGGCTTGAACCGGGTGTCGGTCTTCGTCTTCGCCGAGAAGACCCTGTCGTCCTCGTACCAGAACGGGTCGTACGCAACGCACGACATGACCGTCAGGTTGATCGCGTTGCCACGCGGGTCGGTACGCATCTCGACCTTCGGCGACTCGAAGAGCGCCAGGTGCAAGTAGCGGGTACCGGAGTCCGGGGTGGTCACGTAGAGCTTGCAGACGCGGTTGAACGCCCACGCCTTGCGCCACTCGGAGTCCCTCGACAGCCACGACCGGTTACCGGCCTTGGCGTCGTTGAGGATCTCGACTCCAAAGACGATGTCTCGCTTGAGAGGTCGGTGTGACAAGTAGCGAGCGCCGGGGTAGTTCCCCGGCTCTTCAAACGCGACCTTGACGGGAGGGTCGTAGAAACAACCCTCCACGTCTGTGGCAAGGAACACGCCCTTGTCACCGGTCGTCAGATTGAAACGCTCACCATTGACACCCTCGAGTTCAACGATGGTGTCGGTGATCAATGTCTACCTCCTGGTGGATGTCAAGTTCAGCCGCTGCGGCCGACGATGGAAAGTGCCTGCTTGGACTCCTCGCGGTCCTTGATGGACAGCGCCTCATCGACAGAGCCGATCTGGAAGATGTACTGAATGCCCTCGGTGATCGCCTTCGAGACGAGGCCATCGCCACCGATGCCGATGTCCGAAAGGAACTGCTTGCCAGTCGCTTTCGCGAAGTCGACGGGGGAGGCCATCAGCTTGGAAGCGGCCTTGACGAGCGGGTCATCGCCCGCCGCATCGCCGTATTCCTTCTCGTTCTTCAGTCGGTCCTTCTGGTACGACAGGATGTCCTTCTGCGCCTGCAGTTGGTCGATCTGGTTCTGAAGCGCCTTGCGCCCCTCCTTGTCGGAGTCGGGCAGCGAGTTCTTCTCGATCTTGAGTCGCTTCTTCTCCTGCTCGATCAACGCCATCGACTGCTTCAAGTCGTCGGCATCGATACCGGCGAGCGAACCGCTCACATCGGTACCGCTGTCGATCGCGGACTTGATCTTGTCGGCCATCTCCTTCGCCATCTCGAGCGTGTTCTGGAGGCCGTTCTCGAGGCCCGCGCCGAACTGCTCACCGAGCGCCTGGCCACCCGTGAAGAGGGAGACCCAGCCTTGACCGGAGAACGGACCCTCCTTCGCAGGAGAGTGCGGGATCAGGTTCATCACGCCGCCGATGACAGATCCAACGGCGTCCTTCACGGCACCGGCCATCGACTTGATGCCGCCGATGAACCTCTCGATCAACGCTCGGCCGGCCGCAGCCAGGTCGATGCTCTGGATGGCAGAGACGATGCTCTGCCCCATGTTGTTGATGATGTTGATGACCGTGTTGGCCGCGCCCTGGATGATCGCCACGACCGTGTTCCAGACGCCCTGGACGATCCCCGACACCTGATTCCAGATGCCTGCGAACCAGCCCGAGAATCCGGCCCACGCGGCTTGCACGACGCCCCAAGCAGCCTGCGCTGCAGACGAAACGGCGTTCCACGCTGTGGAGGCGGGACCGGAGAGACCGGCGAAGATGCCAGACAGGAACGACGCTGCGCCGCCCCAGATCGCCGTGATGACGTTCCACGCCTGCGTGGCAGCCGCAGCGATCACATTCCAGACCGGAGTCACGATCTGAGCGACCGGAGTCCAGATGGCGGTGAAGAACGCTCCGACCGGAGCGAAGACGGCCTTGATGAAGTTCCACGCCTCGGATGCGGCGTTCTTGATGCCGTCCCAGATCCCGGACCAGTCGACGCCGTCGAACCAGTCCTTGCCCCACTGGATCGGCAGGGGCATCAGATCGCCCGCGTTGCCTTCACCCTTGAAGATCCCGAGCTTGTTAATACCGTCGGCAGCGGCCGTCAGCAAGTCCATGATCTTCTGGATCAGGTCGAGGACGGCCTGCAGTTCCTGCTTGAACGACTGGACCTTCTCCGGGTCGGAGAAGAAGTCGAGAGCCTTACCGGCTAGGTCGACCAGACCGCCGCCGAGTTCCTTGAGCGTGAAGCCGAGGCCGTCGAGGGCATGGTCGAACTTCGACATGCCGTCTGGGCCCTTGGTGGTGAAGTCAGTGACCCAGTCGGAGAACGACTTTCCGGTGTCGGAGAACCACTGTGCGAGGTCGGGGAGCCTCCCGGTGAAGCCCTTGATCAGGTCGAGGAACCCCTGCGTGAAGTCGGCCATGCCGGGGGCCGCAACCTTCAGGCTCTGCGCGATGTCGGAGATGATCCCGTTGAGCGTGGCGAGGTTCTTCGGGTCGGTGAGGACCGAGGTGATGGAGTCGGCCATCGTCGCCAAACCCTCTGTGACAGAGGGCAATGACGCCTTGAGCGTCGGGAAGATGCCTCGGAGCTTCTCGAACACCGGAGTGAACTGCTCTTCGACCCTCTCCGACATGGTGTTCTTCAGATCCTCGAACGGCTCCTTGAGCCGCTCTGCGGCCTTCTTCAGGCCGTCCATGCCCAGCATCAGCGCGCCGATGGGGATCGCTATACCGGCGATCAACCCCGGCAACGCCAGGAGCCCCGTGGTGAGGGCTCCCATCAGACCGACGATCAACGGAGACAGACTCGCGATGAGCGTGGCGATGACGGCGTAACCGGCCGGGTTGATGCCCGAGCCGAAGCTCGGCTTCGGGATCTTGTCCATCACGTCGCGGATCCGACTGAAGAACGACTTGTCAACGTCGGCGTCGACCTTGACCTTGGTGTGCATGCCCTTGGTCTTGGCCGCAACCTCCTTGCGGAAGTTGCCCATGTTGGGTTCGACATCGATCTTGGCCTTGAGCGACTTCTCGATCGCGTCGAGATCACTCTTCAGCTCGCGCCGGAACTGCTTGGTGTCCGGGGACACCTTCACAGAGATCCGGGCTACCTCAACGCCGGTAGCCATACCGGCCTTCCTAGCCATTTGCCTCCCTCTTCTCTCGCGCCGCCTTCTTCGCTGCCACGACCATCGCGGCGAACGAACCTGGCTTGGGCGCTGTGGGTTTCTTGTTGTCGTCGGGAGTTGGGAATGGGTCCGGGGCTTTGGGTTTCGGCTTCGCCGGATCGCGGTTGACCATCATGAGGATGTGGTTGTTCGCTCTCAGTGCGTTCACCGCCGCCACGAGGGCGTACCTGTCGGCGTCCCATCCCCTGAACTGCACGCCGCCGCGTCGAGACGCGTAGAACGCGCCGTCAGTGGGGAGGTGCATGATCAGGGATAGGACGTACCGTGGCGAGAGCGGAGCCACCTCGGAGAACAACTCCCGTAGGTCAACCTGGTAGTGGTGCAGGAGGTCGCTCAGGATCGCCTCGCCGTGCTTGTCGATCAGGCCGGCGAGGACTCGGCTTCCCCCAGTTGCGTCTCACCGATCCACTTGGTCAACACTGCGGTGTACAGGTTGGCCTTGATCTGCGGATCTTCGTGCTCGAGTTCGGCCAGCAGCTTGCGTGGCGTGGTGCAGATCAGCCGGATGATCTTTGCGATTGCCTCGCAAACGATCTCGGCCAGCTCGGCGTCCGACTCCTCATCGTCCTCGTCGCCTGCAAGCTCATCGAGATTGTCGATCTCCTTGAGGGCCTCTTGGACTGCCTCGCGGGCCTTCTTCTTCAGCTTCAGCACGCTCTTCAGCTCGACCTGGCTGCCGTCTGACAGCTCGATCTTGGTGGGTGCGTAGCGGCGGAGGGTCTCTTCGCGGAGGGAGTCGAGAGTGAATACGTTTGACATGGCGAACCTTTCGTGTGATGGCGGGCTAGATGGCGGGCTGGAGGGGGAGGCAGGCCCGCCAAGGAAACCTCCCCCTCCGGGGTGACAGCCGGTGGCTGTCAAGTTGGGATCAGGGAAGCTCCGGGACGTTGAACAGATCCTCGTTGATCCATTCGAACGGAAGCTCGTCCTCGTGATCCAGGTAGGTGAATCGCACCGGCAGCGCAGCGAGGTCATCGATCGGAAGCTCGATCGCGTCGTCGCGCTTGACGCTGGACTTGGCCGCACGGTGGCCCAGACGCAGGTCGCCGTCTTCGATCACGACCAGGACGGCCTTCTCGTTGACCTGGCCGGTCTTCACGCCGAAGATGCCGGGGGTCGTGGAGGCGTTCGGGCCGTAGTACAGGCCGAGGCTGTCCTCATCGAACTGATGCAGGACCACGGTCAAGTAGTCGATCGGATCCTCGGGGGTGACCTCGCGGAGCTTCTTCTTCTGCCACGAGCCCTTGACCTCGGATTCGCCGCCCTCGAAGCCGAACTCGGGGAGCGTGCCACGCGAGGTGTGGCCGACCGAGCGCCAGCCGGTAGCACCGGTCCAGGTCTCGGGCTTCGAGAGGTTGATCGTCTTGAGGTTCGCCGGGGTCGGTGCAGCGGTGCCGGGTTCGGCGACGTACACGTACCCGACGGCAGCGGTCAATACTGCGTCGTCGTTTTCTGCCATTGGGGTTACCTTTCGGTTAGGTGGTGGTTCTCGGTCTGCGGACGCCGAGTCGGATCAGACCCTGGATTCGCCAGGAGTCCTGGTAGAGGGAGCTGAACTGCGTAGCGCCCATCGTCTCGAAGATGGAGGTCAGATAGCCTGTGTCCGTTCGCCTTTGCTCGTGGACTGAGTCGTACAGCACGTCGAGTGCTTCCTCGTACAACTCCTCGCATTCGATGAGACCTTCGGTGGAGTACGCCGACATCTCGATGACCGGCAGCGTGTGGAGCCTCGGTGCCTTGGGATTCCTGATGCCGCCGATGCGGCGCAGGTTGATCATCGGGAACTCCCGGTAGTCCACGTCTGGAACCCAGGTCGTGATCTCGACGCCTGCCATTCGCGGATCTGCCCGGAGGAGCGGGGCCACCACCTTCTGTACGCGGGGCAGCCTTTTGGCCATGCGCCCTCCTATGTGATGGTGTGACCGCCGTAGGCGGCTTGGGTCAGGATGTACGTGGGCTCAGGCGGTTTCGAGTTGACGTGCTCGTACTTGCCGCCTGGTCCGAACACACCCGAAGGGGCGTGGCCGAACTCGAGAGCCATCGCGTCAGGCGCGTGCAGGATCGTGAAGCAATCCACGTCGTGCTCGGCCGTGTCGATCTCAGCCGGGAAGTAGCCCTCAGGCGTGATGCGCTTGTGGTTGTGCTGACGGGCCAGGTTGGACCTGGCTCGCCCGGAGAGCATCCGGTTCTCCCGCCGCACAGCGCGTTTCGTCTCGACGTGCCTGGCGGCAGCCTCGTTCGCGTTCGCGTAGACCTTCGCCATCAGAACCTCTTGATGTTGTAGTCGACCCGCGCCAGCGCGGGGGAGGAGTCGTAGACGGTGGCGTCTCCGAAGAGCGCCCACCGCTGACCTCGCCACTCGATCTGGCTCTGAGCGCCGAGGATCCCGTGCTCCTTGGTGAACGAGCGTGGGAACCGCATCCGGTAGACCTTCTCGGTCTCGAAGCCCTCGTTGTCCTGCTCAGCACGTCGTGCCGACGTGCCTGACTGGTTTGCCACCTGGAGCCTTGCGATGGCAGGGATTCCGACCTTCGACGGCCGCGTGCGCTTGTTGCCATCGCCGTCGATGACCATCTCTTCCGGGTAGACGATGACCGGCTGATACCGGGCACCTGTGTCGAGGAGGCTCATGAGATGTACGTGGCCTTCGGCTTGGCCTCCCGAGAGACGTTCCCCCACTCGATGCGCCAGTCGTGGACGCAGTAGCAGATCGGAGGATCTGCCTCGTGGTCGCACAGGCTGTTGTCGACCTGGTCAGGGGTGACAGCGGGAGTGAAGGGCGGGTAGATGATCGGAGCCCGGTGACGATCGCTCGCGCTCATGTCGGCAGCTCGATGTTCGGGGCGATGACAGACATCCGAGAGAGTCGCCTGACTCCCAAGGTCGTCCACTCGTCGTCCAAGATGACCAGCCGGCCCTGAGACAGGTCGGCCGCGAGCTGGTAGGTGTACGCCCCGTCGGTCTCCGAGATGTAGCCCTCAGGGTTACGCACAAGGCGCAGAACGGCATCGGACTCGATGTCGATCAGATCGGCCTCGAACGTCGCGTCAGCCGCGACCTTGAGATCGAGATTCGGGATGCGGCGCTTGATCATTCGCTCGACCTGCTCGAGGCGGCGGGTGATCAGACCCATCACTTCCGGCTCAGGCTCCTTGGCCCACAGTTCGACTACGTCAGTCGCTTTCGCGTAGGCCACGGGTCACTCCTCGGACTTCGGCTCCTGCTTCGGAGCTGGCTTGGATTTGGGGGCACGCGGCTTGCGTGCGGGTTTGGGTGCGTCGAGAGCTTCGGCGACCTCCCAGCCACCGGCATCGATCAGCCGCTGGCCGTACTCGTCGTCAACCTCTGCGAAGCCACCGTTGGTGGTGGATTTGATACGCATGAGTCCTCTCTGAGCCATCAGGAGAGGGCCCCCGAAGGGGCCCCCTCCCGGTGGATGTCAAGTCCCGGTCAGGGAGTAACGACGTTGGTCAGCTTGACGAACGCGTCCTTGTCGTTGCAGTGGAAGGCGTACTCAGCCTCGACGCGGACTGCGACGAGGTTGTGCTGCCACAGCGAGACGAAGTTCGGCGTGTCAGGCGTGCCCAGGTTCAGCGTGGCCTGGTCGGTCACGTCGAAGGACAGACCGCCAACCTGGCCCCAGACGACCTGGCGGAAGTCACCCATGTAGCCGACCGTGCTGCCACCAGCGACGTGGTCGCTGAGGATGGTCGGACGGGCGACGATCCGGCCGAGGCGGAACGGGCTGTTCTCCTCGGTGTAGGTCGACTCGATGAACAGCGGACGGCCGCTCTTGTCCTTGGCACCGTTGAGGATCGGCTCAACGATGTCGTCCAGCAAGGTGTGGGTCCACTTCTTGCCAGCGTTGACCAGAAGCGACAGGCCGTTGACGGCCACCGCGTCGTACGCGGTCAGGTCGTCGCTGCCAGCGCCGCCCGGATCAGCCAGCGAGACCGACTTGGTGGTCTGCGCCAGGTAGGTCGGGAACGGGCTGTCGGTGCCGTTGAGGGCCGCGCCGTCGAACGCCATCGCGAAGGCCGTGGCGACCTTGGTCCGCATGGTGCCGATGTAGTTGGCCGGGTTCGCACGGACGGTTTCCGCCGACGCCACGAAGATCGTCGCGATCTTGTGGGGGGCGATCGTCTGGCTGCCCATGTTGCCCTTGGTGATGGGCTTCATGTCGCCTTCACCGATCCACTGCGCCGACACGTCGCCGACCCAGTGCGGGATCTTCTGGCCGGTCGTGCCCATCGGGATCTTCTGGGCGAACTGCTGCACGATGGAGGTCTTCTCGGCCTCAGCGAAGTAGTCCTTCGCCTGCTCGGGCTCGAGGTAGCCCTTGAACATCGTGTCGCCGGTCTGGGCGATCTGGGCGTGATCTACCGCGAAAGCGGTTCCTGCTGCCATGTTTGGCTATCTCCTTGTGTTGGAAGGGGTGTCAGATCCCGAGCGTCTGCTTGATCGCGTCGAGAATCGGGTCTCCGTTCAGGGGCATGTCTTCCTTGCGCCCCCCGAAGCCCTGGGTGGGGTCGAATCCGGGAACTGGCTTGCGATCGAAGCCCCCGATGAGGTCGAGGTTCTTCTTCGCCGATGCGCCGATCGTGTCGGCGTCAGTGCCCTGCAGGATCTCCACGAAAGCGCGGACCTTGTCGCTGGGCACCTTGGCGTCGAGCGTGGTCTCGTACTTCTGCAGCAGAGTCCATGCGTTGCCAAGCTCGTTCTCGAGTTCGGTGATGCGAACGTCGCGAGCGGTGAGTTCGGCCGCGTGAGCCTCATTCGCCGCCTTGACAGCCGCGTCAACTGCGTCCTTCTTCGCGTGCCGTGCGGCAGCAGCCTCCTGGCGAAGCTCCTTGACGTAGGACTCGTCGTAGACCTTCGGAGTCTCCGGTGCCTTGACCTCCGGGGTCGCGTCAGCGGGGGTGCCTTCTGGGGTTGCGGTGTCGGACATTACTTTTCGCCTCCTGGGCTATTGGTTGTGAACCCACCTGGGGTTCAGGGGATTACGCCGCGAGGGCGTAGTTGGACATGCTGATCTCGCCGCGATACAGGCGGCGTCGGAGCGCGTTCTGCGTCTCCTTGTTCTTGTTCTTGGAGCGGGCCTCGCCTGACTCGATGAGTCGATCGGCTTCCTTGCTGGCGTCGATCCAAAGCTGCTGCGCCCGAAGGGCAGCGGCCCTTCCGGGCCAGTTCTGCACATCGAAGACCGGGACCACCAGGCAGTCGCACCCTGTGTGCCACTCCTCGAGGTGCTCTTTGGTCACCTTGCGGAACTTCTCGAGACTCTGACCGCTCTCGTTCCAGAGGTCGATCATGGTCTCGTCATCGAGGGTTGACCCTGCGGTCATCGCTTCGCTGTAGGCAAAGTTGCCCTTGTGATTCAGCTCAGCGCCTCGCGAGATGAGCATCAGACACCAGGCGCATGTTTCGCGCCCGGTGGCGACCCTCGCCCAGCCCTGCAGTACAGGCTCTGGGTCGTTGTTGACAGCGCCGATGATCTGTCGGCGTCCTGCCATCTCCACTTCGCGGACTGCTGTCAAGACCGTCCGGGTGACAGCTTCTTTGGGGGAGTCGGCCTGCGACATCCCCTTTCGAGCTGGCTCCATGTTCTTGACGAACCACTTCCACTGAAGCTCGCTCCGCAACCTCTCGTTGCGGGGCAGTTCAGGGTGGTGGAGTCCACGCTGGGAGTCGTAGAAGTTCCGGCCCAAGGCGGCAGCTTCCGCATACCGCCGTTGGACCTCTGGGAACAACACTTGCAGGAACCTCGCCCACTCCCCAAGGGAGAGAACGGGTCCGGTGAAGAGACTGGCGAATCTCTGGACGTAGGTGGCTACACCCGCAGTGATCGCGGCCTGAGCCGCTGCATACTCTTCGGGTCTCAGGCTGCCTCACCGCCCTCGGCCGGGGCCGGCTTCGGCGGTGCCTGCGGGCTCGGCGAGCCATCGACCGTCGGGTCTGCGTCGACCATCGTGCCGATGAGTCCGAGGCCCATAGCGGCCTCTTCCTCGTCCCAGCGGCGCATCTGAGTGCGCTCTTGGATCGAGTAGCCCATGTCGATGCGAGCACGCTCGCGGGGGATCACCCCGGTGCCAGCGCCGTACAGCTTCACGGCTGCGTCGGCCTTGGCCGCGTACGTCGGAGTCGACGGGTCGCGCCAGATGGTCTCCATGCGGAGCATGTCGGGCTTGATGTCGCCGCCCTTGGCCATCCGCCACGCGAGACGCATCGCCTCTTCCCACGCCCCACCGAAGATCAGGTTCTTGCGTTCGACCTTCTTGATGAGACGGCTCTCTGCGGCCCTGATTGCCTCAGCAGAGGCCGGATTGTCCGCAGCGGTGGAAAGGTACTGGGGAGGCAGTCCCGTGTACGCAGCGACCTGTTTGGCGATCTGATCGAGCGCGTTGGTGAAGTTCGCCAGCTCTGCGGCCGAGAACTGCTGGATCTTGCCCTCGGCGTCCTCGAACGCGAGGATGCGGGCGAGGTACGCGTCGAACAGCGTCTGGCCGGTGTCGGGGTCCACGCCGATCTCTTCGGGCTTGATGCCGAAGATGAGGCGCTGGGGGACACCCATCAGCTCTGCAGTGGCCTGCATCAGCATGAGGATGCGAGCCGCCGCGTCGGTCATCGACCGAAGCTCAGGGGTGATCTCCGACGTGCCGTACAGATCCGAGAGCCGGGTCCGGTTCGAAAGCGGGACAACGGGAACGACACCCAGGTTGTGGGGGTTGTTGAACCACTCGACCCACTCGCCGTCGTAGCGGTACCAGCCGAACGTCTCGTTGAGCGTGTACAGCGTGGCAGCCTGGACCTCGTTGCCCTCCTCGTCGTAGGCGACTCGGATGGCGCGGGAGACCCGGCCGATGCGGGGATCGATCGTCGCGTGCATGCGCGTCGGCGGTTCGACCCGGATGATCGGGGTCTTGGGATCCCAGCCCAGATCGATCGCGGGGTCGGGCATCGACAGCGTGATGTACGACCGGCCGTGGACGTAGGCGTCGGTGTAGCCCAGCGGAGCCTCGATGTCGAGGTTGTTCGCCTGCCACCACTGCCACATCTCTTCGTCGGCCTCGTCAGCGTCTCCGACGCGGAAGCCTTCTACGGCTTGGCGTTCGGCGATCGAGTCGACGTAGAGCCGGGGGTAGCCGACGTGGGCCAGCAGCGACTGCATCTGCTTGGGGACGGTGACGCCGATGGCCTCTGGCCGTCGCTCTGCCTCGTAGTAGGAGGTGTTCGTCTTGAGGTTCAGGATCGAGTCCTCGAAAGCCGAGATCATCTCGTCTCGGGCTTCTCCGGGATCTGGGATCTCCTCTTCGCCTGGCAGCGGAGCTGTCATCGGACGGCCACCACCCGGCCGCTTCGGGCCTTCTTACTCATCAGGTAGTCCTGTCTCGCCCCGAACGCGAGGACGCCGCAGACCGCAGCGTCGATCTTCTTGCTGCTGTCCTTGGTGACCTTGCGAATCGCTATGGCGTCGTAGGTTGTTGGATGTCGTTTGGCGTTCAGAACGTGTTGGCGCAGAACGGGATCGCCGTCGTGCCAGACCTCGCCTTCGAGGACCGCGTCCTCGAGTCGCTCACAGTCGAACGCGAACCTCTTCTGTTGCCCGCGCATGTCGAATGCGACCGGGTTGTTGGGAGAGGCGTTGACCTTGAGCTTCTTCTTGTAGGTCCGACCCCACTGGTCGACGTAGGCTTCGAACTCCTTCACGTCGGCGCGGAACGCGACCACGTCGTAGTGCTTGAACGTGGAATGCACTGTGGCGTCTACGTCTTCGCGTGGGACTTCGCCGCCGAACTTGTTTGGATCCCAGATCTTGATGACGAAGAGGAACCCGTCCGAGATCCGGCAGCCCACAAGGGCTGTCCAGTCGTTGGACTTCGACCCGTCGAAGCCGAGCGCGATCTTCTCGCCGCGAGCTGGCGGCGTGAACTCGTAGCCCATCTTCTCGAGGTACTTCTCGGCGTCGGCGTAATTGCGGTCCCATTCCTGCGGGGACAGCCACGAGTCCTCAGCCGCGTTGACCTGGTTGAGGAACTTGCGCCGCGACTCGGTGATGACGTTCTTGGTCGACAGGATCGACTTGATGATGTCTTCGATCGGGAGCCACGTTGAGTCGCCTCGGGCGATCAGGAGCCCCTGTCGGAGCTTCTCTACGCCTCGCTCGAATCCCTCGGGATCTTCCTTCTGCGAGGGGATCTCGGAGATCGGAGTATCGGCCGGCGCTTCCAGCGCGTCGTACATCGCCCCGGTGTCGACAGACTTACCGGACTGCACGTCCTGCCACTCGACGTACGCCTTCTCGGCGACCGTCTCGGTGCCGGGGATGTGGGCGTTGCAGATCGAGAGCGTGCGAGCGCCGTCGACCTTGGTCATGTTGCCCTCGATGACTGCTGCCATCGAATGGCCCTCGTTGACCTTGCCGTCCGGGCCTTGGCCCCACCATTGCGTCTCGTTCTGGATGACGAAGGTGGGTCGGTTACCCTCCATCGACGCGGGGCTCGAGGTCGCTGCCTCGATGCGGCCACCGGCCGCTGAGTAGATGATGAAGCGGTTCACGTCCAGGCCGTAGTCGGCCTTGAGCTTCTTGGAGATCATCACCGGGAACAGCGAGAACGTGTTCTTCGTCTGGTCCTGGCTGACGGCCGCGACGGTGATCCACGCGGCGTTGCGGGGCTTGCCGACTGGGTTCCCGTCGGCGTCGAAGTGTGAAAACGCTACTGGGCCACAGAGTTCGGCGAGAGCGAGTGCCGCAGAGAAGGGGTCTTTGCCCCATCCCTTGAGACGGCGGATCACGCCTTCGCGGTAGACGTACTGGCCCTTGTCGTCTACTGCGTACCACCAGAGGACCAGCCGTACCTGCTCGTCGGTGGGGATGAACATGAGTTCGTTGATCGCGATGCCCATCTCGGACATCTCGATAAGCATGCGGAGGCGGTTCGGATCATCGTGTCCGCCAGGGGTATTCACGTACTCGGCCATCCAGGCGAGGACGCCCCATCCGAGGGTCTTCTCCGGGAGATGCCAGTTACCGTCGACCGTGCGCTGCCACGACGGGCCGACGATGTGCGGAGGGGACGGGGCAAGCTCCACGCGGTTGTTGAGGCTCACCCCGCCTCCTTCCTGGTGTATGTCAAGGAGCGGCGACGATCGCTTTCAGGCGGTCGGTCGCTACGCGCTCCAGATGTGTGATTGCGTGCTCGTAGTAGGTCTGGCCGGTACCAGGGCACTGGTCGATGTGGTAGCGGACGTGAGGTCCAGTTCCCTTCACGACGAACATGCCGCCGCGCAGGATGGCGCGACCGGCCGCGATGACCTCCCAGAACGGGTTCCGCAGCATCTCGCCGAGCTGCTCGAGAATCGAGTCCTTGCCGGTGAACCGCATGAACACCGCGTTGAAGATCGCTCGCTCCATCTCGCCCTGGTCGCCGCCAGGGCAAGTGGTGTAGAGGTCACCCTTCGCTCGCATGTGGATCAGTCCGGGCTCGGTGGCTGTTTCCAGCACCGGGTCGAGACCTTCGCCTCCGGGGTTGACGTTGCCCGCGTAGGAGTCCTTCGGGGCCATCGGGTTACCGAACGTGACGCCGCCGATGATGTGGACCCCCGGCCGAGCTTCGCCGCGCCGGATACGGTTTCGTACCCGCCCGCCGCAGATCGATCCTTGGCTGTAGTCCACGAAGGCCACTGGGCCGGGGACGATGTTCGGGTTGTCGATGAACCGGTTGATCTCGCGCTCGCCTGCGTCGGCCGACTTGTTCATCGGAACCGCTGTCGCGGGGTAGTTGCCCGTGGGCTGCCAGCGGTACAGGTGCAGGAGACGCCGTGCGATGTCGGCGGGGTAGCCGATGCCAAAGGGGTCAGGTTGCCCTGAGCCGTGCGTGGTGATGAGCGTGGGCAGTAGCCCTAGCCTGTGCAGGTCTTCGTCGCTCACGCGGCCCGTGGGGGCCTGTCCGGTACGTCTCTGGTACTCCTGCTGGACCGCTTCCTCGTCGTAGCCGAAGTAGCCGTCGACTTTGATGGGGTTGCCGTCGCGGCCCAGAGCGTAGCTCCGGTACCGCTTCAGCATCGTCTTCGTCCAGGCCGAAACCATCAGCCCGGAGCTACCGAGCCCGAGGCTCATCGGATCCGGGGCAGCGTGATCGGGTCGTGGTCGTACGCCTGGCTGTACGCCTGGTGAGGCGCAAACGGTTGCGGCGCAAACGCTCTCGGAGCGAAGCCGTTCGGCAGACCGCTGAGGATCTGCGAGGCCAGCGGGCCGAGGTTGACCGCTTCGGCCGCACGCTGCACGTCGCTGAGGACGCCGCCAACAGCCTGCGTCACCTTCTCGACCTCAGCCTGCGCGGCGTCACGCGCCGCGATGACCTGCTCGACTCCCTTGGTGACCTGCTCCACCGCAGAGGTGGCGAGGGTGCCGTCCTTGCGCTGCTCGTTCACCTTCTTGGCGGCGACCGCAGGTGCGGTAGCGCCGATCAGGTTGAGCGCACCGGCGATGATGTTGCCGATGGAATCGGCTGCGCCAGCGTCGATTCCGCCCCAGATCAGAGCGATGCCCAGCAAAGCCGGGACGATGGCCCCGACGTAATAGAGCGTTTCACGTATCTTCGGGCTCATCGTGAGCCCCCTTCCAGTGCTAGGTACTTCTTGAGTGCTTCGGGGTTGATGCGCTCCACGTCGGCCAGCACCTGGCGTGCGTGGTTGACCAGGAACGGATCCGGGGTGTTGCCCCCAGGGCGAATGACGCCGGGGAGGGTGCCGCGAGCGGCCCGGACCACCAGGTCGATGGCCCATAGCTCGCCGCGCTCCGCGCTCTTCTCGACGCGGTCCTCCCAGCTAAATGTCCGGGAATCCAGGGCGGCACCAACGGCGGTGCGCCTGCGGACGTTGTCCTCGCGGTACATGTCCTCGTTCTGGAACAGCTTGCGGAACTCGCCGTACTCCGGGGCGAATCCCCAACGGAGCAAGTCGAGAAGCTCTCTCTGCTCTGCTGGTGTGAGTGCGGACAAGAAGTCCTCCTCTCCAATGATTTGCAGCAGCTCATCGCCGAGGGCGATGGCGCGGTTGTAGCGGTTCTGCCGGTCCTCGAGACCGTTCGTGCCGCCGTTGATGATCTGGGTCGCTACCAGTACGTCGCGGGCGTCCGATGCTTGGTTGAGCGTCGGGTACTTCCGCGTCGACCGGACGGTCGTCGTCCAGTAGTAGGCAGCGCCGAGGCCGGCCCACTTCAGGTCCGCGAGGGAGCGCGGGTTGTTGACGAACACCGTCGGGTCACTGACGAGCCCGCGTGCGTGGCACCAGCGTCCGAAGCCCTCGTAGGCCGAGCGCCAGGTGAGCTGAATCCAGGTGCGTCCCTTGTAGATCCAGCGTTCCTGATCCATCGGGCCGTTCTGGTACTCCTCGGTGGCGTTGAAGTGCGCCGACTCGTGACCACACTGGGCCAGCCACATTGCGATCCGGGGGACCGTGGTGCATTCGGACAGGATCAAACCGTCGCGCAGCGTCGGCAGGATCTCCCTGGCCTTGTCGAGCGTTACTCCGGTAGCGCGAGCGAGGATCGCCGCCGCGTCGGCCGCAGGCGCTGGTGCGCCGCCGCCTCCGCGCTTGAACGTCGACCACCCATCCGGGCGGATCTTGCGAGCGACGAAGTCGGTGACCTTCTGCGTAGGCCGGTCAGCCTTGGAATCGTATGTGCCGTAGCCCATCTGGAAGTGCATCCAGTCGCGGATGTCCCAGAAGCCTCCGCAGAAGACGTTGTCCTCGTAGAAGTCCAGCAGCTCTCGGAGCCTGCGGGCCTTGTCGCCGGGGTAGGCGCGGGCCTCGGTGATCCCGTAGCGGAACGTCCTGCCGTCCTCGCCGTTCCAGTTGAAGTCGGCACCCGTGCCACCGGGGTGGTTACTGGTGTCGACCGAGTTGTCCTGGGTCCAGCACGCGGAGTCCGCATCGCGGAGCTTCTCGACGTGCTCGTTGAAGTCGCGGGCGAACGCCCGGAGGACGGTGAAGGGGATGCCGTTCTGGATCTGCAGCCAGACGCCGGGGACTACCTCGTCCCACGTACACGAGCCTTGGTCGACATAGGGCCAACCGTTCTCGGAGAACTGCCGACCTCTGAAGAGTCGGCGTGCCATCAGCGCCGCCGGAAGATGTCGAGTGCCCTTTTGACGATCGGGTCGATGATCCGGTCGTCCCACTGGCCGGGGATCAGGTCGGTGATCTTGTCCGAGCCGCGCTCCGCGCCAGCAGCGGCAGCTTCAGCGGCAGCGGACACGACCGCCTTGGTGAGTGCGGGGACGTGCTTGGCGATCTCGTCAGCTACCGCCTTCGCGATGATCGGGATCAGAGCCTGGGCGATCAGCCTGGCGATGGTTGCGAACATGGTGTTCCTTTCTGGTGGATGTCAAGCTCCCGGCCAAGGATTCGAACCTCAAACCTCTCGGTCCAGAGCCGAGCGCAGCTACCAGTTGTGCTAGCCGGGAAGGGTGCCCGTTGCATTCAGTAGGGGAACGGGCCGAAAACCTAGCTAGGGCAACCCCTCTGGGTTAGGGGGCCGCTTAGCTGAAACTAATTCGGAGGCAGCCGTAGGTAGCCGTCCGCTTCTGGGTAATGCGCTGGGGCGTAAGGCTTCTCGCCGTCGACCTCGAAGAACTCCCCGCGCTCGTGGCGCTCGGCGTCCTCGACCCGGTCGTAGAGCCAGCGTTTCCAGCCGTCGCGGGAGCGCACCTCAGGCGGCACCATGAACGGGAAGTAGATCGACACCGGTCGGTGGGTCTCTTCGCCGTATGCGTCGACCGTCTGCACGACGATGACTAGCGCAAGACCGTTGACCCCGTCGTTACGCGGGGCCTCGACCAGTCGGAACGTCCAGCCTGGCCGATACCGGGCACCGTCGACCAGCTCTTCCAGCTCGGTCGGGTACGGTGCCGTCTGCGTCATCAGACGTATGCCCTCACCCATGCCTGTCCTCTCGCTCCTTTCGCGCCTCCGCCGGCCGGGAAGCCGAAGAAGCCTGAGTTGCCGCCACCACCGCCGCCGCCAGGCGGGTTACCTGCCGCAGCGGAATCGCCGGTGTTCGCCCCTCCGGGATAGGAGATGTCGTTGTAGACCTTGGGGCCGGGGCCCTTGCCCGGACGGCTGCCAGAGGTCCAGTCGCCTCCGGTGCCGCCGTTTCCTTGCGTCGAGCCGACGCCTGCGATGGTCGCCACGGTGGGCTGTCCTGCTGTGCCGTTGATTGGAATCCAGCCGCCACCGCCGCCGTTACCGCCGTCACCGACGGTGCCTGTGATCAGCAGTGCGGTCCAAGGGATGTCGACTCCGCGCTGGAGCGTCATTGTCAGCCACTCACCCGCGTTACCGCCGCCGCCGTTACCGAGGCCAGCGTTGCCTGACGATCCGCCGCCTCCACCGCCGAGCAGTATCAGGTCGATGAACAGGCACTCGGGCGGGATGTTGAAGGACCAGTTACCGACCGTGGAGAAGGTCTGGCTGACTACCGCGAACGCCGGGAAGACCAGCACGTCGCCGAGATATGCCTTGGTGGCCGTCAGGTCACCGAAGCGCAGCGACGAGGGAGTCGCGTCTCCGATGCGAATTGGCATGTGTCACCCCACGATCACGTAGAACGTGTTGGCCGGCCGTCCCGCGCCGAGCGCGTTGTACTGGGCCTGTGTGACTCGCCGGAAGTCGATCAGCGTGCCGTCCGAGGAGATCAGGCCGCGTGGACCCTCTACACCTTGCGGACCTTGAATGCCCTGTGGCCCTTGCTGTCCCTGAGCACCGGTATCGCCCTTGTCGCCCTTCGGCCCTTGCGGGCCGGGGTCGCCTTTGGCACCGGTCGCTCCGGTATCACCCTTCGGACCTGCGGTACCTGCGGGGCCTTGAGCCCCGTCTGCGCCCTTCGGGCCTCGGAGACTCGCGAGCCACTCAGCCTCGGTGCCTACGAAGCCGTTCTCGAGCGCGACTCCGTACGCGGAGTAGCCGAGCGGACCTCGTTGACCTTCGATGCCTTGCGGGCCTTCGAAACCGCGTGGACCCTGCGGGCCGGTGAGACCCTGCGGTCCCATCTCGCCCTGATCGCCCTTGTCGCCCTTCGGACCCTGAGCGCCGGGGGCTCCGGGAGTGCCAGGAGCGCCGGTCGCGCCGGTATCGCCTATCGGACCTTGGGGTCCGGTGTCGCCCTTATCGCCTTTCGGGCCTGCGGGGCCCTGAATGCCTTGTGGCCCTTGGAGTCCAGGTACGCCTTGTGGTCCAGGCTCGCCGCGCTCGCCGGGGAAGCCTCTCGGCCCCTGCGGGCCTTGCGGCCCGTGGACATCGAGTTCGTTCCACATCTCGCCGTCGCTGAGCCAGAACAGGCCGTCCATCGCGGTGTACCACAGCTCGAACCGGTGGTCCGCAGCAGCGGGGAGCGTCGAGACTACTGCGCCGTCGACCTGGAGACCGTCGCCTCGCGGCCCCGGAGGGCCTTCCGGCCCACGGGGTCCGACCTGGCCTGGGAGAGCCAACAGGTGGCCTTGCGGGCGCTTGGCGTTCACAACACCCTTCGGGGTGTCTCCCGGCTCGCTACGGAGCCGCTCAGCGTGCCTGCGATCGGTTACCGTGACGCTTCCGACTGGCCGTTGTGGAACTCCGACTACCGATCCGGTGGGGGAGCCGACGTAGGAGACTGCAGGCTTACCGTCCGGGGAGGAACCTCGAAGCTGCATCAGCCCAACCTCGAGACCGTCCCGCGTGCGATCGGATCGCCGCCAGCGGGCTCTCCTTCGGGGAGGAAGACCAGTTGCCACTTCACGCGCTCAGCGATCTCGTCGGCCTTCTCAGACTCAATCTTGATCGACGCGATGGAATCTTCGATGACGAAGTCCCAGATGGTCAGCGGGTGCTTGCCTGGCTCCTCGACCGAGACGGAGACCGCCTTCGAGGTGCCGATCAGGTTGGTGATGTTCGCTGTTGAGGGTGGAATCGGTTGCAGCCCAAGCGCATTCACGAACTCGATGGTGTACGTGCGGTTCCAGTAGAAGTCGGTGGAGACGGTGCTCACCGAGCCGACCAGACCTGCGAAGCTGTTGAAGAAGTTCTTGACGGCCGTGCTCGTAACGTCGACCGCGAACGTGACGACACCGACCTCATCGAACGACCGGCGCGAGGTCACCTTGAGCGTGAAGTGCAGGGCGTCGGTGACCGTCATCTCCACGTCGACCCCCAAGAGCTGGTCGAACGTGTCGAAGAAGTCGTTCGCGGCCTTGTTGATCGTGTTGACCAACTGCTCGCTCAGCGGCTTGCTGGCGTTCATGGTGAAGTTCAGCGTCCACGCGGGGAAGAGCGAGACCGGACTCACGATGCCGTTGCCAGCGCCGAGCGCGGCGTCGACCGCGTCTTGGATGTCACCGGCCAGGCCCTGCGGGTTCTGCGACACGTCGTTGAAGTCGATCTCAGGGGTGTTCACGCCGTTGAGCCTCAGCGAGTACGTGCCTCCGGTAGCCCCGGTGACGAAGACCTGGTGCAGGGCGTTGTGCTCGCCACCGGTCTGCAGCTCGAAGAACAGCTTTCCGGCCGGGTATGCGATCGGTTCGCCGTTGGTGTCGAGGTTCTCGAAGTTCCATTTGAAGTCGCGCCCACGCCAGAGGACGAGATCGTCGGCGTCTACGCGGATGCCGATGTCGGCCATGCGGTTCCTTTCAGGGTGGGATGTCAACCCCGGAGGGAGGAGCTACTGGTAGCGGCAGTGCTCTAGAAACCCCCTCCGGGGGACCATCAGCTCCCGGACCCGCCTGCGGCGAGGCGCTGCTTGAGCATGTCGGTTACGTCGAGGACTTTGCCCCCGGTGTCGGGTCCGGGGTTCCGTTCGATTTCGAGTCGAACGCGTCGTCGGTCACCTTCAGTCAGCAGCAGCGCGGAGAGCATCTGGTTGATGGCTGTCAGCTTCATCGCGCCGATGGGCTTGCCCATGTGCTTGGCCGCGATGAGTTCTTGGTTGAGCGTGTAGAGCGCGAGTCGGGCAAACTGCCAGTCGGTCGGTTCGTAGTACTTGACCGCCGCTGACTTCTTGATCGACTCGTACATCTCTGTGACGAGCGGGTGCGTCTCACCGAGGTGGCTGAGATCGCCCATCTCGGGGATCACTACCGCGCCGTGAACCACGACGGTCTCGGTTGGGTTCTCAGGGGTGTTCCTGCGGACCCGCTCTTCATCTCGCTTCCCGATGGGACCGCGAGTACCTGCCATTTGGTCGCCTCCTGGGCGTGAAAGCAGGCACCTGGCCTGCGGTTAGCGTTGCCCAGGGTGTCGTTCTGGTGGTCTCTTCCTCCGGGCCTTGAGTTCCCGCCGTCGGGCTACGCCCTCGGCAGATGACTTCCTGCCGTGGCACACACGGCAGAGCGATTGCAGGTTGGACCTCGAGTGGTCGTTGCCCCGCTTGATGTGGTCGACATCGGTTGCGGCTCTTACGCATCCGGGGCCGTTCACCTGGCACAGCCAGCGATCACGAGAAAGGACCGGGAGCCGGTAGTTCAGCTCCCAGTCCTCTGGTAGTTCTTGTCGCCGGCCGGAACCGGCCCAGCTCACACGATCAGCTCAGACAGCGGCTTACCGGTGCCGCGCAGTGCGGCGGCTTCCCAGAACTTCAGCGTGTTGGGCTCGAGTTCGACCGGGTCGCCGAACTCCGTGGGGAGGATGCGACCGGCCGTCGAGAGCCAGCGGTTGCCGCCGAGGACGAGGATGTCGTTCGGGTAGGGGACGACATCACCTTCGGGCGGATCTACCGGATCCGTAGGTGGCATCATTTGACTACTCCGTATCTCTTCCAGACTTCCAGCATCATATCCGCGACCTCGCGGCTGCCGACGAAACCGCGCAGCCCGATGATGCCGCGCTCGTTGTAGATCGCGAACCCCTCGGCGAACAGCTCCTTGCGACCGGACGCGGCGTTCTTCCCTGATGGCCCGCCTCGGTAGTACGAGTTGATCAGCGGGTTGTTCAAGATGTGGTCGTTGTGGAGCTTGATCCAGTCGGGGTCGTTGCTCACGAGTCGGCCGTCGCCGCGAATCTGGTAGTCGACCGCGTGGGCCATCTCGTGGACGTAGACGTTCACCGACCCGCCAGGGTGGCGAACCGAGATGAAGATCTCGTTGCGGCTGCCCATGTAGAAGCTCAGCGAGCCGATCTCGCGGCCGTCCGCGATCTTGTCGGTCGACTTCGCCCCCGTGGCCTTCGCGTGCTCGGCCCAGCCTGGCGTCTCGTCGGCGCGGGTGCCGACGTAGAGCTTCATGCCCGAGTCGAACAGCTTCGACTTCAGGTGGTCTGGCAGCTTGTCGAACTTGTCCTGCTGCTGCTGGCGCTCGGCCGTCGTGAGGCCCTCGCCGTAGCTGATCTTGAGCTTGGTCGCGTTCTGGTTGCTGATGGACGAGCCACCGCCCGCGCTACCGCTGCCGCCGCCACCTCCGGTGACGCCTCCGGTACCGGCGCTGCCGGTGCCCTTGTCGCCCGAGCCGCTGCTGCCAGCGGATCCACCGCCGCCGCCTACGCTTCCAGATCCACCGGCTCCTGCGCCTGCGCCCTTCTTGTTCCTGGCTCCGGTCCCTGGTCCGGGACCGCCTGCGCCGCCCCGTCCTCCCATGAGTCGGAAACCTGCTTTCTGCGTCTGTCCCAGAAGGTCGGGTACTCCCGGACCTCTGGGAGGTCGATGTCGTCGCAGTAGCGGAGGCGTCCGTACGCCAGGAGCAACTGCGGTTGCGTGCGATTGATGAGTTCTTGGACCCCGGCGCGGAATAGCGACTGGTCGACCTTGCTCGAGCGAATGCCCATCGAGCTGATCGCGACGGTTGCGCCGACAGGAATGCCGTCGAAGCAGAAGTCGAATGTGTCCGGGGTCGACCAACAGGCGGTCGGAATTACTTCGATTCCCTGCGATTGCCAATAGGCCCCGCACCATCGGGCGCGGTAGACATTCCAGACCTGAGCGGCCCGTGGCATATCGCGCCACAGGCTGAAATCGGGCGTCAAACTCGCGCCGACCGCTTTCACGCGGTCCAAAAGGCGCTCGGGAGACGACCAAACGGTCTCGAAACGGTAATCGTCAAGGAAGAAATGCAGAGCGCCGCCCGATAAGGCGGCGTATTCGCGATGTCGCGGCATATTCCAGGCCGCGAGGTTGGCCGGCACGAAGTCGGTGGGCTGAATGTCGGGAATCTCATTCGCGTTTGACGACGGAAACGTCATCCGCAGGTTGAGAACGTCGAACTTGCCCGGTTGGGAGTCCCAGTGGGCACTCCTTCGAGTGCCATACACGGTTGAACACCCCTTAGATGAGGCCGCGCACTGGCGCGGCCGAAGAACCTGCGGTTGCAGGTTCAGATGACGACCGGCCCTCAAGGCCGGTCTCTAGTCGAGCGCCCGGTGGCGCTCTCCAGCGCCGCGCCTGCGGCGCTTAGATAGAGGGCCCTTAGGCCCTCATAATGTATATACGCGTCCTTTACACCCACCAGGCGTCAGAGTGGCTCAGATCACCATTCTGGAGGGGAGCCCTCGGAGGCTCCCTGACGATTCCTGGGCATAACTACCCGCGTGAGCGGGGATCGTGCGCCCTGGCGGCGCACAGCGCCCGTGCGAGTGCTTCTAGCGCCGGTCCTGTCGTCCGATCGACTTGGAAACCCGTACATGATGGCTCGGCCGCA